TATTTCAAAACAAATATAGTAAAAAAAAGATTTAAACGAAACATCAACCGCTTTTGCAATTAATCTCCATGTGTCGAATGTCAGAAAATATTCTCTGCTTACTGACTATATATATATCTCCCCTTATTGAATTATACTCTATTAAAAATTAGAGAAAAAATCGACATTTTCGACACAATATTTCAAACTACTATATATAGCTCAATTCTTTACTTTTATTTTCGACACAAAAACGACACAAAAAGTGTCGATAATATATACTACAATAAAAAAGAGGATAGTATTATCTATCCTCTTCAACCTAAATAAATCAAGAACAATAAATTAATTACTTAAAACATTCCCCTAATATTCTTTTTCATCTCCGCAAGCTCTATGGCCTCTGTCATCATAGAAACCTTATCCGCTCGCTTCATGCCTTTCTTGATCATAGCGAGCTTCTGTATCCCGCTCATCTCAGTAGGCGCCTTGTTGATTAGTCTCCCCTCTCTGATTAGATATCCCTCCTGCTCAGGAGTAAGACCTTTACCGTAATGACTCATATCTATATTATTTTTGTAATGCTAAGATAATAAAAATTTATTAGATATGTTGGGGTTGAGGGTAATACTACACCACACACAGACCACCCCGCAAAGAGAAACCGATTTTTTTCAGAGGCCGATTACAAAAACAGATTTTTTTTTCTAATATTTTTAGCTTTTTTATAAGTACTTCCAGGAGGGTCAAGGAGATTCCAGGAATCACCAGACCGGCGACTGGCGGTTCCAGGTATCGCGTTCCAGGTAGCGCCTCCCTGGAAAACATCCGCCCCGGTCCAGGTTTAAAGGTATGCGTTCCAGGTGAACACATGGACAAAATATAAATGCTTAGGCGGCCCGGGGTCCCCGTTTATCCCCGGTCGAATCATGACGGCCAAAAATAAAACACGTACAAAGAAAAAAAATTTTCGGCTGAAACTCCGCGCTATCATTGGGTTACAGCGTTTTGCTTAGGCTGTATGTAAATATTTTTTTGCTCAAAGCTTGCAATTGTCAATATAATAGACGTATATTTGAAATGTAATCAACATTATTTAAACAATTAACAGACATATGAGGAAACAAAGGTTAAAGAATCGCACGCGTTCGGAATTCGACATGAGGCGCATGGATTCAGAAACTTACCAACTAAGACGCAACGTCATTAATATCATTTATGACATAAAGCGCATGGGCTACGACATCCCAAGAATTGAGGTAAGGATTGTTCAAAAAAGGGAAGAAACCAACATCATGGGGTATGCTTACCTAAATCAAAATATTGTTCACATTGACCAATATTGGGCCGGGGCCAACAAAAACAGATTGGTTCACCTGGTATTACATGAGATTGTACACGCGGTGACGGGGTTCCGCCATGATGATGATTGTTATCTAATGAACCCAATTATTCCAAAAAAGCCCGATTTAGAGCTTACCTGGAAAGCGTTTGACTACTACATGAAAGGTTACAGACGTTAGGACGTCTTAAAATAGGTTGTTAGGTCCTAAGCGTTCCCCGGGTTCACCTGGGGAGGTCAACAAATCAAAATTAAATACATATGAGACTTTTCACAAATCTAATTTTATTCGCGTCCTGGTTGTTTGTATCGGGCGCATGCGGTTCGGTACTATTATTACTATGGACCGGTATTGAAAACGTGAGCCAGGCGCTATTTATGGCCTTTATAAGCTTGTTCCTGGTAGCGCTTGAAATGTTCACCTTAAGGATTTTGTTTGGCCGTCTAAGCGGCTTAAAATAGGTTATTAGGCTTAGAGCGTTCCCCGGGTTCGGCCTGGGGAGGTTAACAAAATTTTATAATTAAAACTTTTAAATCATGACATTTAACGGATATAAAAATTGGGAAACCTGGAACGTGGCTTTGTGGATCTCAAATGACCAAAAACTTTATAACATCGCAAAGGATTGTAACAATTATTCTGAATTCCTGGAGTATTTAGACCAGTATGCAATAAACGGAGACGGTGTAAACTATCGGGACCCGGTACTTGATATTGAGGAACTGGACGAAGTAATTTTTGAAACTGAATAAAAAAACACATACAAAAAAAACTAATAGATAAATAAAATATTCTAAAATTTGTCTATAAATATTTGATATTAATTATATTATTTGTAGATTGAGATATCTTTTAATCAAACCACATAACACATGAAAAAATTAAGCAATTATAAGAAGCAAAAAATCCAAGCAAACTTGGAATACTTTTATCATTTGGCGAATGCCCAAGAAAAAAGCGACGGCCTAAACTGGTACCGGACGGCCCATGAGATTGTTCAAGGCCTATCTATGAAATATAATTTCGAACCTATTGTAGTGGCCCAGGTCCTTAGCGCTTTGAGTCCGCGCAACAAATGGGAGCGCAACATTATCGATACAGAAAACGTATTGAAGGCCGTAAACGACGGCCTGGGACCCGAGTCCGTGAACGTATGCACCTTCAATAACAATAAAAGAAAGGCCTTTGAGTTCGCGCGCGGTGAACGTGAAAACATCGATTATAAGACATCACCTAAGACGCATTCCTTTGTACGCAACATCGCCGAACTAAACCCGGATTATGTGACCGTCGACGTATGGCATACGCGCGCGGCCTTCAACAAAATGGTGGTACCTAAAAGCTTAAGCCTAAGCAATTATGAGGATATCCGAGATATCACAATAGAAAACGCGGAGGCGCACGGCGTTACACCATTTGAATACCAGGCGATTGTATGGTGTGGGATAAGAAATAATTAATCAAATTAAAATTATTTATAACCAATAACAATGAGTAAAGAAAATTTAAAACATCAAAGCCTACATGATAAGCTTCAGGAAGCTAAGAAGTTGATGGATCTTATCGAACAGAAGGAGCGGCAGTTAAATGAAATGCGTGAGCATTTATCTTACTGCATCCATTTCTGCATCGGATATGTAGAGCAGAATGAAAAGTCTGAAAAATTATTAGAAAAATTAAAATTAAAATGAGACTAATTGTAACACAGGTGTTTCAAATCGAGGAACATCCAAACCGAGAAAAATGCTATGAATGGATTCGTTCCAATTGGCACGATTTAAATCAGCATAGTGCATATGATTTAATAGAAAGCATCAAGGCATTGTCTAATGTCATTGGTGGAACTTATGACTATTCCATCTCTCAAGTCCCCTGTATGGGGGAGCATATTACCTTTAAGGGTTATGACCAAGCCATTCTTGATAGCTTGGATGCTGAATCCGATCCCTTGACGGGTATGTGTTGGGATTGCAATCTGATTGAAGGATTGAGAGAAGGCAATCCGAGAAAGGTCTTGGATAATCTTCACGATGATACTGAATATGTTTATTCAGATGAAGGATTATTTGAATTATGCCAAGCAAATGGCTATGAGTTTAACGAAAACGGAGAAGCGATATGAAAAAAAATAACATGTACGGAACATTTTTAACAATAGAATTAGGACGTTTGTTGGATCTAATTCCAAAACATTTAGAGTTAGATTTAACTTATGAAAAGGGCGTGGGCCTATACTCAGAATTCCAGGCATCAGAATTTAATGATACCAACAAAGGGGAATACGATTGCATTTATAACTTCTTGTTAAGTAAAACAACATAAATTATATGCAAATGAACAATAAAAAAAGCGTAGCCGTTCAGCTTAAATTTGACGGCAGCGAAAAGGAAAAGAAAATAGGCGCGGAAATGTTGGATGCACTAACTAACATCCGCAACTACAAAAAGAATAAGATCCGATTGAAAGCCGCAAGCTTTTTTCTTAGCGGTCAAAATGTGGGGCAGCAATTAATGAGCCTGGATAAATCAGAAAGCCTCCGTGTACCTAATGATGTGGACGTAAAGGAACGCTTTGAATACACACCAGGTGATGACTTGTTAGACATGATTGATGACCTAACAAATCTAATGGAACAAATGATTGTAGAATATCAAAACAAAGTATTATGATATATCACATTGTTGAGTGGAGCGGCCAAGAATGGGTCGACCTGGAATTAATTGAGGATTTAAACATGGCCTATAGCATTAAGTTTTTTTTAGAGAAGGCATACCCGAGGAAAAATTATGCTATTTATGATCAAATGGGTTTAAAAATAGATTAGACATGAGAAAATTTATAGCTGACAAGTGCATAGAAATGCATGCAAATTGTACCACCGATAAGTACGGCCAGGTACACCGAGACAATTTTGTGCCAGGTATATTTGGCGAACGCGCTAAAGAAGTGATCACCTACTGCCGGAATTGGCCTGGCCTTCTCAAGTTCAGTACGTACGGCGGGATGTTTGGCACATACACGGCCTTCACTATTGAGAGCGACGTGTTAAAGAGGCAATGCCGCGAGGCGCTGCATAAGAATGAGAACTATATTAGAAACATAAACAGAGCATGGTAATGGAAGGATATATGTTAGCTGACGGATTTAATGAGGCGATAATAGGCATTGATATGAATGCGGAGCGCGTCATTTACGACAAAGAATACATGGTAGCAATACTTGTAAGGGATGAAGGGATGACGCCAATTGAGGCGATTGAATACCTGGAGTTCAATACCTGGAATGCTTATGTTGGTCCAAACACACCAATATATAGTGAGACAATGGACTACAATGATTTAATGGAACATTTAAACATTCAATAGATATGGAAATATTACAACTTACTATAACGTACAATGAATTTTGGCAGTGGTACTTCTACGGAGGTGATGACCAGGAAATTCAGCAAAGTAAAATAGGCGTAGCTGAATCAATAATTGATCAGTTAGGTAAAACGGGAAAAGCTTCCCTAAGCATTCAAGAATTGTTTGACAATTGTAATCATGATTTGATACCCGTTAATAGTATCAATGAAACATTGGAAACAGAATGTGATGTATCGTTAGGGGAACTTTTCCTTAATTATGAATTGAACTTAGTTAGCTTTTGAAACGCTCTTTGTTTCTGAAGAAACCAACTATAGATACAATCGTACCTACGATCACAAGTACTGCATCCCAAATTACGTCCAGGTTAGATAGTAGTTCCTCAATTAAACCCGAGGCGTTACCTAATCCTAATGCTGCTAATAGAACACCTAATGCAGTAAGCATGTGTCTAATTAAACTTTTAGTTTGGTTAGTCATAATAAAAAATTTTGTTAGATAATTTTATCGGCAACAAGATACGAAAAAAAACATTCAATTAGTGTTTATTTTATTTTGATATGTGGTCTAAAATATGTATATTGATCACATCATAATTTAAGCATGAACAAACTCTCATTTTTGTTTAATTTGGTTTGATTACAGGGGGGGTCAATCTTTATTACCTCCCCTTTTTAATTTGTTGATTATGAACGAACAGAAAAAATTTAGGGTGCATTTATACAATGGACATGAGATGCCCTATATAATAAAAGAGACTACCGATATCGAGGAGGCCAGGCGGTGGGTAGCTAATTCAGAACATGGCCATATTTATAATTGGAATAATATATTAGTACAATGAAAAAAAACATTTTCGATAGCTACGCGGATGCGGTAGCTGAGCAGTTTCATTTAACATTAGATGAAATGTTTGCCAAGAAAAGGCGAAGGGATATAACAGATGCCCGTCAGATCCTATACTTACTATGTATGGAACGTCCCATACGATTGAGTGACATCAAAAGGTTTATGAGTGAGAACGGACTTGACCTATCACATTCAACTATTATTTTCGGGTACAACCAGGCGATCAAAAAAGTAAATGAGGACCAGGACTATGCCCACTTAGTAGAAAAACTTAAAAAAATAGATGTATAGTTTAGCCGAAATATGGGAGCAAGCGAAGGCCGACTATCATGGCGTGCTAACGCGATTGCCCAGGGGCGAGGCCGTCATTGGCAATGCCGCAAAAATCCAAAAGTTTAAGGACAACTACGAGATATTAAACATGCATAAGGGTGGCAGCCATTACAAAGAATGCAGCCAAACTGAATATGAATACTTCTTAAAGTATGGGTGGAAAAAAGGTATAGTCCTTCTGAACATGAGCAATTACTTATTTAAGTTATCGCTGATTGAGGAAAAGATTAAGGACGAAATTAACACCAGGAAAAATGATAAGCATATTCAACACCTTAAGAAAAGGCGCGAGTCTTTAATGAATAAATATTCTCAGTTAAAAAAAAGTATTACGTAATTAATCTAAATAATCATGGAACAAATAAAAAGTTATGAAACCTTATCGAAGGTTAACGTTAAGGATCAAGTAGAAAAGAAAGGTAGATTTGATTACCTCTCCTGGGCCTGGGCCTGGCACATGTTACAGAAACATTACCCGGGGTCTCAACGTAAGGTGTATGAGAATGCTGACGGCGTACCTTACTTTACTGATGGGCAGTTTGCCAACGTAAAGGTAGGCATAGTTATTAATGGTATCGAGCATATCGATTACTTACCAATCACTGATAATTCCAACCGATCAATTCCACTGAACAAGCTTACCTCATTTGCTATTAACACGGCAATCCAAAGGTCAACGGCTAAGGCTATAGCTATGCATGGATTAGGTCTGAACCTATGGATAGGTGAGGATACTAATAAGATATGGAACACCGAGCCAAAGGTGATGCCTAAGAAGGCCGTAGCTAAGAAACCTATAGATGCGAGCGTAGACATTCCTGCGGACAAGTGGAAGGCAACCATGGTATGGATTGCACAGAACAAGGACAAGGGTTTGGATTGGATTATAACACAGATGGAATCGCGCGGCTATGAGTTATCTAAAAAAAGTATGGATAAAATTAAATCAGCATTATGAGTAATCAAATAATTGAGAAGCTAAAAGATGACAACAACTACTACGGATCTTATGGCAAGCAATTTTTATCGGCATCCTCAGTAAGGAACTTATTGTTTGACCCGACTAACTTTGGTAAGCATGAGAAGGCATTACCTTTACTACAAGGTGGATACTTTCATACCTTAATGTTGGAGCCAGAGAAGTTAGATACCTATACTATATTTGGTACTAAGACCAGGAACAATAAAGAGTTCAACGCCTTTAGGAAGGAACATAACCTACACCAATATGATATTTTATTGGAGCATGAGAAGGTAATGATTGAGTCCTGGGCTGACAAGCTGAAGTCTGACCTGGATGTATGCTCGATCATTTATGAGCCTACTAATGAGTTTGAGATTCCCGCAATCACTGAAATAGATAAGACAAAGTGGAAGGGTAAGTGTGATATCTTACGTACGGAATCATTTGTTGTAAGGCTCGAGGATGAGTTTGGTGACACCTCCTTTATGGAATATCCTAACGGGGCGGTGATCGACCTTAAGACTTCGGGTAACATCCATAAGTTCAAGTGGTCCGCAAAGGAATATTGTTACGATGCCCAGGCATATATCTATAAGACTTTATTCAACAGACCAATGCTATTTATTGTGATTGATAAAAGTTCTTTACAAGTAAAGATATGCCCATGTAGTGATGCCTTTTATGAAAGGGGACGTGAGAAGGTGGAGAAGGCTATAAGAGTTTATAATAAATTTTTTGGTGATGCAGCTACTAATAACATCAATAACTACCTTTATAGCGAAATACTTTAGGTATAAAGATAAATCTAATAAAGAGTATACACAGATTAATGTTCCAAATGTCTGTGTTAATCGTAAGAATAAGGATAAAATTATTCAAGCGACATGTAATTTTTTGGAACGTCACATATTAATTATTAAAGATCATGAGTAAAAAGGAAAAAGTTTTTGCTAATGGATTCTCTTTTAAGCGTAGAGAAAATGCTCCCGACTTTGTAGTTGGAAGCCTAAGTGTAAAGGTCGATGATGCTATCGGCTTTTTAAAAGACCATGACAAGTCGGGGTGGGTAAACATGAACGTCATGTTATCTCAGAAAGGTACCCACTACGTTGAATTGGATACCTGGGAACCAGAAAAAAAAACTGAAGTCCCAGTAGAAACTGAAGGTGACGGCAAAGACCTGCCGTTTTAGGGTACATTATCGTACCCATTTGGGTACAACTCTGTATCCATTTGGGTATGATATCGTATCCTTCCTTAATTGTATTGGTGAATTAGTTCACCTTTTTTTAGGATGTCGATATGTCGATTTTATTTTACTATATAGGACTATATAATTTTACTTCTTAATATTTTTTCTCTTATATATTTTGTATATTTTTTCGACATTTCGACACAAAGAATAAAATAAAGAATAATAAATACAATGGAAATCACAATATTTAAAGACATTAAAGAGACCAACCAACCCTTCTATAGGCATGTGTCGGTTATCCTGGACCGCATAAAAAATGGCGCATCCAAGAGCATTATTAAAAAGATCCGAGAGCAAAAGGATAAAACTAAAATAAACGAACTGAAGCAAACGCTACCTGCGATATGTTTTAGTGGTAAGTTTACCAAGCGTAATGACAATTCATTATCTGAGCATAGTGGATTGATATGTTTGGACTTCGATGGATATAGCCACCAACGTGATCTCCTACAGATGAAGGAGAAGTTAGCCAAAAGTAATTACGTATATAGCGTATTCATTTCTCCAAGTGGTAAGGGACTGAAGGCATTGGTAAAGATACCCGCTATTCCCGAGAACCATAAGAGTTACTTCCTGGGATTGGAGAAGCACTTTAACTCTAAGCATTTCGATACGACGTGTAAAAATGTTTCACGCGTATGCTATGAAAGTTATGACCCACTGATTCACATCAATGAGAATAGTAGTGTATGGGATAAGATTGAGGACAAAGAATACACGGAGGTTGATAAGCTAACGGGTGAGATAACAATACCCGTCACTGACCAGAACAAAATAGTAGAGATACTGCTTAAGTGGTGGCAAAAAAAATACCCCATGGTGGAGGGGCAGCGCAACCAGAACTGCTACATCTTAGCGGCAGCCTTAAATGACTATGGTGTAGACCACAACCTGGCGGAGTATGTAATCAATGGGTTCGCAACCCAGGACTTTACACGCGGTGAAATAAAGCGGACCATAGATTCAGCTTATGCCAACAAACAAAACTTTGGCACCAAGTACTATGAAGATGAGGACAAGGTGAGCATGATAAAGGTCAAGCTTAAGAGAGGCGTATCAAAAAAAGAAATCAAAACTCAACTCTCAGATGTTGATCCTATCATTGTAGAGAATGTAGTCAACAGACTTGAGGAAGAAGGATTGAGCCAAAAATTTTGGACAAAAAATGAGAAGGGTGTTATTAAAATAGTACACATCCTATTCAAAAATTTTTTAGAGGAGAATGGGTTTTATAAATTCTGTCCAGAAGGTTCAAAGAACTATGTATTTGTACGTGTTACTAACAACCTCATCGATCATACCACCGAGAAGGAAATAAAAGACTTTGTGCTAAGCTACCTAATGGAGGTCGATGATATATCGGTATATAATTACTTTGCTGAGCATACGCGGTACTTCCGTGAAGAGTTCTTGACCTTATTGGATTCTATCCAGGTATACTTTATTGAGGACTCTAAGCATGCGGCCTATCTGTACTACCGAAATGGTGCGGTCAAGGTAACCAAAGATAAGGTGACTATGATTGATTACTTAGACCTGGGTGGCTACGTATGGAAGGATCACGTCATCGATAGGGACTTTGACTTTTGCGATAACATCTCATGTGATTACCAGACATTCATAGAAAACATATGTGGACAGAACGAGGAACGTACGCGCACGATGAGGACAACCATTGGATACATGATGCATGGGTGGAAGAACTTAGCTTACTCCCCTGCTATCATCCTTAATGATGAGACCATAAGTGATAACCCAGAGGGTGGTAGTGGTAAAGGTCTCTGGGTCAATGGCATAAGTCAAATGAAAAAGGTGGTCATCATTGATGGGAAGTCATTTAACTTTGAGCGGTCCTTTGCTTATCAGTTAGTATCCGCAGATACCCAGGTCCTTTGTTTTGATGACGTTAAAAGACACTTTGACTTCGAGCGTTTGTTCTCTGTAGTTACAGAGGGTCTTACCTTAGAAAAGAAAAATAAAGATGCTATCAAGATACCATTCAGTAAGTCTCCTAAGATTGCTATAACAACCAACTATGCAATCAAAGGTAAGGGATCCTCCTTTGAGCGTAGGAAGTGGGAATTAGAACTTGCACACCACTACAATAAAGAGTACACTCCGCTTCAAGAATTTGGTAAGCTGATGTTTGGTGAATGGAATGATGATGAGTGGTGTCAGTTTGATAACTATATGATTGAGTGCTTGCAGATGTACTTGGCAGATGGATTAGTTAAAAGCTTTACAATCAACTTGAAGCTTCGCAAGTTAGTGAGCGAGACATGTGAAGAGTTCGCTGAATGGAGCGGCGCTTTATCTGGCAACACGCACCACTTACTGAAGCCAGGGGGAAGGGTAAAGAAACAAGACCTATATTATGATTTCATTGAGGACAATCCCGACTTTGCACCCAAGTCTAAGAAAACGGTTTCCCGTACTAAGTTTAACAAGTGGTTACTTGAGTTTGCTTGGTTTAGATATGGAACAGAAGCTACCCAGGGTAGAGATTCTGTAGGTAGATGGATTCAGTTTAATGAAAAGCCAAAAGAAATCCAGAAGGAATTATCCGCTGAGGAATTAAAGGAAAAAGATTGGGAGGATTTTATAGATGAATTAAATCAAGAATAATTATGATAAAGTTTAGAGATTACCAAAGGAAAATAATACATGACGGCACTGAGATCCTGCGTAAGCATTCCTTTCTATACTTGGCAATGGAAGTGCGCACGGGGAAAACATTGACCAGCATGGGCATCATGCAGCGCATGAAGGCTAAGACTGTCTTGTTTGTTACCAAGAAAAAAGCCATTGGAAGTATCAATAAAGACTATGAGTTATTGAATCCAGACTACACATGCTTGGTGACAAACTATGAGTCGTTACATAAAATTGATAGCTTGAATATGATGTTTGATTTCATAGTATTAGATGAGGCACATGGCCTGGGGGCCTATCCTAAAAAGAATAAAAGAACTCAGCAAGTTGAACGCTTGATAAAGATACACCGATGCAAGGTTATACTTCTATCTGGTACGCCAACACCCGAGTCCTTTTCTCAGATGTACCACCAGGTTAGTTCTATACCTGGCAACCCGTTCAGTGAATACAAAAACTTCTACAAGTTTGCTCGTAAATATGTGTTTGTGAAGCAAAGAAAAATAAATAGTTTATTTATTAATGACTACTCCAATGGACTACCAACGATCTTGGATGCCATGAAACCATATACTATATCTTTTTCTCAGCGGGAAGCGGGCTTTAAGGTACATACAGATGAAGAGATTTTGTATGTGGAATTAGAAGAAACCACCAGGAATCTTATAAAGACCCTACAAAAAGATAGGGTAATCCAGGGCAAGGAAGAGGTAGTCCTGGCGGATACGCCCGTTAAACTAATGACAAAGGTGCATCAGCTTTGCTCTGGCACTATTAAGTTTGAGTCGGGCAGGTCCAAGGTGATCGACACAACTAAGGCTGAGTTTATTTATCGGAAGTTCTCAGACAAAAAGATTGGTGTATTTTATAAATTCAAGGAAGAATTAAACGCCTTGAAAGAAATTTACGGGGACAAAATAACTACCGACCTGGATGAGTTTGAGGCTACTGAAAAGTCTATTGCCCTACAGATAGTCAGTGGGCGTGAGGGTATATCTTTGCGCCAAGCCACGGCATTGGTTTACTTCAACATTGACTTCAGTGCTACAAGCTATTGGCAGTCCAGGGATAGGATGACCACCAAAGATAGGAAGTACAATAAAATATATTGGATATTTTCTAAGGGAGGGATAGAGAAGGATATATATAAGGCCGTAGTTAAGAAAAAAGATTACACGCTACAACATTTTAAAAGAGATGTATTAAGTGTTTAGGTAGGAAAGGTTAGCTAAATTTTTATTAATTTGGCTACATGACCGAGCAACAAATACAGAAGAAAAAGATAGATGAATTAGAAGCGCAAGGTTACTACGTAATTAAATTAAAACTCACAAATAAAAATGGGATACCGGATTTAATTGCCATACCAAAAGATAGTAATGCTCTTTTTGTTGAAGTCAAAAAAGAGAAGGGCAAACTATCTAAGCTTCAAGAATATAGAATAAAAGAACTAAAAGATCATGGAATTAAAGTTGAAGTTTATAGGGGATAACTCTTACGAAATTGAAGAAGGCTTTGCTGAAGGCCTGGAAGAGATGTCTCCTGGACTGGCTGCTGCTATTGTTTTGTATTTAGATGCAAACTTGCCAGACCTAAAAGATAATGATATGACTACCTATATTATTGGTGGGCTTATACATTACGGGAGTGAGCCGATCACATTTGCCGTTGAAATGATGAAGGCAAGTGGAGAGACACTGACCATTACGGATGTATGTCTGATTGAAATGGATGACTACTTAGATCTAATTAATTTGAAATCAACTTTTGAATATGTTTAAGAATAGTTTGGATGACCATCAAAGAGAAAATGCCAATCAATTATGTGAGTCGGTACTGAAGGTAACGGGAATAGATGTAAAGACTAAAACCAAGAAAAGGCCCGTTGTTGAAGCCAGGGCTATAGCATATAATATTTTGCGTGAAAACCTAAAATTAAGTTATCAACAAATCGGTACTTTTTTTAACAAGAACCACGCAACGGTCATACATTCTTTGAATGAATTACCATATATGGTTAAATTTAATAAGCAATTAGAAAATATTTACTTAGACATTCTATTGGATTGGATGGGCGGAGATAAAAAAATATTCTTCAATGATCCAAAAAAAGAATGTGAGTTTCTAAGAAATCAAAACATGCTATTGAATTTGGAAATCAAAAGGCTGAAACAAAGGCTTTCTAAATATGAAATTACAAGAGTACAGGTCTGATTGTAAATACAGATATAAAGACGTTGATCGAATCTTAGATTTTAAAAGTTGGTCAACACAAAAAAAGATAGATACACTATTGCACATTGATTGTGCCATGTACTGCAACTTAGGAATTAGCTCTACAAAAACTCAAGTTAACGAAACTAAACAAAGGTCGCGAGTAATCTACCGAGCCATCAAGAAGATTGATCCACAGCTTGGTAAAATGTTTTTGCACCACATGGATTAATAATATGGGCGGAATAAATCGATATGATACGGAGGCCATAAAGTACGTGAATCACGTTACTAACAACCTCTATGATCTGGTTGATAGTCTGTATGAAGATCTAATGGATCGTGAAAACGAATCCGCAAAAAAAACTGCTCAACACATTTGTCAGTTAATGGGTGAACTAAACAAATCACTAACTGATGAAACATGAATAAAGATATTGCGCTTGAATTAAAAGAATTTGCCCGAACGATTGCCGAACGATATTCTAATTTTAAACGTGTTGGAAACTTCAACAACGAAACCTTCGAAGTTCATGAGGTGATACCTACCTCCGATCATTCAGCAATAATAAATTTCAAAAAGAATACTGGTAAGATAGCGGTGGCTTTCGCCTACTACATTAACAAAGGGAGATCCAAGGGATGGAAGTATTTCTTTCCCACGGATTCCCATGTTAATGGCTTTCAATCTTTTCTATTCTACAAGCTTCTGGCCGAGCGAGAAAACTTTGATAAGAATTAAAATATTACTTTACCAAAGATGGTCTTTTACCTCTCCGTTTTTTGCCTGTCGACGTCGACGTAGGCTTAGTAGATTGTAAAGTCTTTCTCTGCGGTAATGTTTTGGACGTAGAAGCACCCGTCGAAGTTTTTAAAGGCGTCTGAGTAGTTGGTAATAAATTGCCCTGCTCTCTTGCTAACTGCTCTAATGCCTCTATTTCTGCGGCTGATAGTTTTTTCTTGCCAAACATATCCTTTAGAATGATACGACGTACATCCTTATAGAATGGTATCATACCCAAGTTACCCAACATCTCTATAGCTATGCGATTCTCCAACTCATCTTTATACTTTTGTCTCGTCTCTGGTTTTGATGATGGTTTTACAGATCGCTGCGCTACAGTGAATGCCCTAACTAATGTTTTAGTAAGAGGTCCGTATGGTCCCGAAAATAACTTAATCAAAATACCAGGAAGGTCTTTATCTGTTAAGTCATCCATACTCAACTGACTAAACACCATACTATGTACATAAGGATCATATTCTCCTTTCCTATAATCCTCAAGCATCTTCTCATTTATACCATACTCCAGTGCTAAGTTAACTGGTATCCTGGCCATGTTACCTAAGCTACCCCCAAACAAAAGTGTAGACACAGAACCCACAAGCTGACGAACTAACATGTCCTCAATATCATCATCTTCTCTATTTTCATCTTTGACATCAAATAATTCTTCATCCAATAGGTTACTTAGTGTAGCATACACAACCATATATGATGTCATCCTCATGATCAAGGTGGTCAACGTTGCTGTAGCTTCTGCCCTACTTATTTCTCCACGTCTGTATAATGCACCGACTGCATTTCTGGCAGTAGAAAATTCAAACAGTGTAAAGTTGGCCATGTATCTATTGACTGATTTATAGAACCTCATCATCTGACTATCATCAGGGTTTATCTGATTCCTAATTACCGTATCAAATGGATTAGATGATGTAGAGATTATCGTAAGATTCTTATCCGCTATCTGTGTAGCCTTCTCTATAGCGGCCTTATACTCACTACCAAGATATTTAGAGGTGCCATCGGCCATCTCTTGAATATCTTTTTTAGTAAGCTGTATGCCTGTCTCTTGTTTAAAAGCATCCGTAAAGCTACCAAACCACATAGGCCTGGATACTACCTTATCAGGTGCCGTAAGTATTTTGTTTGACAACTTATTGGTGGCATTAAACAACTGACTAACACCACTTATCTTGCTGATCATGCCTAATACATTTTCAAACCCACTAACGGCTTGACCTGCTCTCCGTGTTGGAGCAAAGAAGTTAGACTGTCCAGAATATTTGCTTTGCAATACATCAGAATCAACTACCTTATCCGTAACACGAGATTGAACCTTTGTCATAAACTCAAACATCACGTCATTGTTGTTTGGATTGGCAGTGAATCTACCCCAGTTCTTCATGGCCCTTACTCCCTTTACAGGATTTTTAAGGAATACAAATAAGTTACCTGCTAATTCTGCAAAAGCCCTTGGCAGCGATGTTAAGGCCGCCTGATAACCTGCACGTTTTAATGTTTTATTTACTATACCACCAAGCCCCGTGTCAGAATAAGAAGAAACGAAAACATTCTTCACCACTTCCTTCATGGCCTTTGACAATGACTCGGCTGCTATCTTAGACATCTTGGTAGCCGATGGATCATTGTTTAAATCAGTGACTATCTGATTAGCTAATCCACCCACCTGCTGCAAGGTCTGAGTCATATAGTAATCCATATATATCTGCTGGGCGGCACGTACGGTAGATAAGGATGGGTCAAAACTAATAGGCTTTGCCCCTGGAGATCTCTCCGTTAGTAGCTTTGCTTTTGTAGATGCGTTCACAGTATCTACATATTTATTTGCTTGCTTTACAACATCAGCAATAGCATCTTTACCTGTATCTAATACAACGTGGTGGACATAGTTATTAAACATCTCCACCTGACTACCAAACATGGTAGAGGCAAACAGCGCTAACTCCGCCAGCTCCCCATTGGCTTCATCATATAAGGCCAAGGCCTTCTTTTCTGCTGCCGAGAGTGAGTCTTCTAATTTTTGCAAACTGATTTCACCGTCCTCTAAAAACTCAGCCCTTAGTTCTTCCAGGATTTTTATATCTTGATCACCCAGGAGGTCGGCATTAATTGTTTCATTAAGGAAAGCTAATGGCGAAGGAGCCTTCTTGTTAGGCTTGCCATCCTTAAAATTAGATAGATGCTCACGGAGTAATTGTAGTAAATAAATTTTATACTTGGCCTTAACTACAGCATTACGAGATCTCCCTACTCCAGCAGCTTTACGCACTCTCCCTACGCCATCAAATTCTAAAAGCTTTTCAGCGGCCTGAACTTTAGCTACTGTCTTCTTAACTGCCGATGTGAAGGTCTGGAACGCTGCCCCTAATCTACCAAAGGTATTATTGTAGAGAGTTCTATCATTAAAGTTACCAAAGATATCATCGATATTGAAAGTGGGATTGTTACGTATCCTTTCTAATATCAACCTATTCTTTCTATTATCTTTTCTAATTATTGCTTTTATTTTATTGATAGCACTGGCAACATTTCTGTAGATACCTTCCTTCTTTACCTTTTTTATCTTAGGCATCACCTTCTTCTTACGCTTGTTAATGTCTACCTTGTTTACAAGCTTGATGGCTGCCTTCGGTACATATCCGTTCTGAATATTTTGCTTTACCTTTCGTAAAGTTTCTATGGCAGAGTAATCCATAGTGCCATCTTTCTTTTCCCTGGCCAAATCTTTTATTTCAGCGGGAGTTAAATCTCTTAGTTCCCTGGCTATCTCGCGAGACCTCTTGTCGTAGATGTTGTTTATCTGCTCATCTGTAATTTCCATATCAGCTATTTCCGATACGTTCTCATCAACATCATAGTCATCGATCAACTTAACATCATCCAGGGCTAAGTTGTCATCAGTAGTCACCTCCTCCTCTACGGAGTTAATGATTTCATTGACCTGCTCCATTAGGAGTGACTTCTCCGATAGATCCAGGACTTCCTTTCTCGCACCCAGTTCCTCAACTAAGGACAGGTAGGAGTCGATCATATCCATAGGTATGATAGAAGGATTGAATCCTAACACTTGTTGCAAGCCATCTCTTAATGATGGATCAACAACACCAAGCTTACTCTTAATGTTTTTCCTGGTAGACTTTCTAAGTCTATTGGCCTTATTTATTTTTTCTGCTAAGTCCGCCTTAGTAAATATGTTATCAACAAACTTCAAGAACGAATCAACAGACTTCTTGCTCTGAAGATTAACATTAGCAAACCTGCTTGTTATTGCTGTAACTTTTGCAGGGCTAATCTTACCAGACTTCTTTAAAGATTTGATTTCAGTAGCAAGCTTCTGCATAGCTTTCTTGTATGCTACTGCGGACTGACGTGCCGCCTTGGCTTGCATCCTTATCTGCTCCTTCAGTGCCAACCTTTCATTGACGGTGAAGGTTACCTTCTTATCTTTGGCGCCTAATATTTTCTTTACGCTTGGTGGTCTTTTCATTTTAACACCATAGCGCTCATTTATTTCACGCATCAAAGACTCACGCTCAATATCATTAAGCTGCTCGTAGAGCTTAGATGTCTGAAGGTATTTAGTAATATTTCTTAATACAGCCTTTGGGTTTGTCTTACGACCTACACGGCGCCCTTTTGTTTTCTTATCTATGTCATCGATAATCCTTTGCACACGTGCGGGATCAGCGGTAACCCGCTGCTCCACTTGCGGTGCAGCAATATATTCACTTGGAGATATACCACGAGACTCAGCGTCTCGGTTTATCGCTTGGATGATTTTTTGATAAACGCTTGTCCCTTCTTGCTTTTGCTGTATGGCACTTTGTCTACCATCTGAAAGAATCTGCTTTCGGCTCTTGCGGCCAATATATCTGGAGTTAATTGCTTGTCTTTCTGAGACTTCATAGGTAATATTTTTTTCGTCTAATATATCTAATAACTTATTCAGATTTGTAACCAGATTTGCATCTGAAAATTCAAATATGTCCAGTAAAGTTAAGGAATTATTTGATTCATTCAAAGTGTAGTCATCAATACCCGCTTCCCGAAGTGCTTGAAATGTCCCCTCAGTGTCAGAAACTCTAATGGTTATTTCATCTCCATTGTGATTCTCTGCATTTTCATCAGTATATTCAGCAGCTATTGAAGATTCCTGAACTTCAGGCGCCAAAGCAGCGGCCATGGCCGCATACTGTGAGGCTTGATCTATTGTTGAATTTTTTAAACGTACAACATTACTGACCTCTCTAACCTTTGTGCCTTGGTCATTTGTGAATCCACCTATACTTTCATCTATTTCAATTTCTACCCCTAAGTCCGTGGCTAAATCTTTTAGACCTTGTACATACTGTTGGTACTGAGGTGTCTTTCTGACACCCGAAGCTTCCGGTGTGCTTTCAATACTGGCATCATAGAAAGGCGCGACATTAACTGTCATTTCCGCTTGCGTGAGCGTCTCAACTGGAGCTTGGTCTTGGGCTTGACCCGTTTCGGTAATGGCCCCTTGGTCTCCTTCTCCCAGCGTTCCGCTATCTTGGGCAGGTTCTTGTACATCCACCTGCGCTGTGCTTGACTCTTGAACGGCATCGGCTTTTGATTTTAATGAATATTGATTTACATCTTTTACAGTAACTGGCATTAGAAGAGCTTCTTCTATGCCTTTTAGTATAGTTAGGACTTCCTTGTTAAAATTATCTTGTTGCTCTTTTGATAAACCTGAATCGGGTCCCATTATTCCCTCATAATCCAATCCTCTTGATTCTGCTAATTGATCTGCAACGGAATTAAATAATAATTTACTTACGTAACGAGGATCCTTTTTTAATTCATTCCCTATACCTGTTAACTTTTCGTTTAAAACATATGTGGGTGTTGTGTCTGGATTATTTATCCCCAAAGTAGATAACACCCCATCAGCTTCCAATGAGCCTAACGCATTCTTGACTCTATCACTTGTAATTCTTATTATGTTTCTGTAGGGTGCATCTCTCTTTTCCAAAAGTGCTTTGGGTTCAGGATAAGAAACGTCACTTATTTTTTTAGCTATGTAATCAAGGACTTCATCCTCTGTCAGGTCTGTCCTTTTTAATTCTTTTTCAGCTAAATTTCTATCGTATTCGTCTATTTCTTTTTCAACAGATTCCTCGTGACGAACAGATGCTTCCATAGCATCTTCATTCTCATCTCCAATTAGTTCTACTATAGGAGCAGGCTCAGTAGTTTCAGCAGTAACTTGCTCTGTTGGTGCAGCGTCAGTAGCTAATCCTGCATCTATAAGTTCTTGGCCACTAACTATAAATTGTTCAACGGTCTTTTGATCTTTACCTTTACCTGTTGTTAGAGTAATTTTTGTCTGTGGATCTAAAAGCTGGTAATCAATCGGTACAGTGCCTTCCTCAAAACTAAATTTATATCTTGTTGTTGGATTTACTTCTTTAACATCCTCTACATTTTCTACCTCAACAGTTTCTATATCGGGTTTAGCAACTTCAGTAGATTCTTTTACTGCCTGTTCATTTTTTTCTACAATAGACTTTAACTCTGCATCTATATCTGAGATACGCTTTTTGTTTACCTCCAGGGTCTTATCTTGCATGTTGGCTTTCTCTTGCTCTAACTCCACCATTCGAACTCTATCCTCACCCGTAATAAAATCAGGTATCTCTAAATCTATTTGAGCCGCCTGCTTTTTATCTTGGATCTTCTTCTCCAATGCAGGATCGTTCTTGATTTCAAATTGCATTGTCCTGATCTCCTCAGGAGTAGCGGTATCTACAAACTTCTCTATCTCTTCTTTGCTCATCTTTGTTACACCACCTGCCTTGTCCTTTAAACCATAAGACCGTGGCTTTAAAGTACCGCCCAATAACTCTGCTGCTGTCTTTCCAGTGACCGCCTGAGGTACCGAAAGAATAGATGATGCCTGTCCCGTTATCCCTTCAAAAGCAATCTCTGCAACATCCATATCTTCCCCTGCAACCGCTCGACCTGCTACCTCACCAGTAGATCCACCTACGGCCTCAATACCAGCAGCCTTCAAAGCGGCACGTCCTTTCTGTGCTTTAGATACAGTTTTCCCTGCTGCCTTGGCGGCCTTTACTGTGGTACCTGCCACCTCACCTGCAACACCACGCGTTATACCATCTATCACACCAATAGCAATACCACGCGCTGCCGCTCTATTACGTATACTTTGAATGGCATCTTCATCCTCCAAAGTTTGACGAATACCTTCATTATTAAACTCTAATCCTTTCTTCTCTACCTCTTCTTTTAGGAAGTTCGTGAAAGATAGTCCCGTCTCTAATGTTGCTCCCGCTCCCATAAGCGCACCTGTAATTGCACCACCCCCTGCCGTAATAGCAGCCAATGGACCACCTATTGATCCTGCTGCCGCACCTGCTCCTGCTCCTGTTGCAGCACCGACACCTGCACCTGCGGCAACCGCAGGGTTAACCATAGACGCAACGGAAGAAATAAGTAGTTGATTTATAACCGTTGGGTTGTTAAAAACACCATATATGAATCCCATTATACCACCACCGTTTTTCTCATAGATCTTGTTGAAACTTTTCATCTCATCAGACATACCTACGCTGTCCATTTGATTGACAACTTCTACGTATTCTGATAGGTCTTCTTCTGATATGGTAGATCCCCGAGCAAATAAGTTTAATGCATCTTCAACGGTAGCACCCTGAGCCATACCCTGTTGGGTAGCACGATACATGTCACCAAAAAAATCGGTGACCATATTCTTACCAAGCATCTCTTCGAGCCAGGTATTTTTTTCTTCAGCTTCCACATTGGCACCATACCTGGTACCCACAGGATCTTTGATAGGTTCATCAATTACCTCACCTGTCAAAGAAGTCCCTACAAGCGAAGGCGATGCCAATGAAGATGAATCTTGTTGAATGATTTGCTCTTGTCCAACTGCAACTGACTCCGTATCTTGGATAGGAGCAGTGGAAGGAGATTTTTTTTTTGCTGGCTTCTCAGATATTAGAGTTACATATTTATTGAATGAATCTTCATCATCAAAAAATCCTTCCTGAATTAATGGAAATAAGTCATCAGTACCCTGTTCTTCAACGTACTCTTTGAATGAATCTACATCATCAAAAAATCCTTCCTGAATTAAACCAAATAGGGTTTCAATAAAATTTTCATTCATGATAAATTATTTTTTTGCTTCGAAAGCATCCCTTTTCTTACGATATATATCTTGTAGTTCTCTGTTAGAATATTGTTTTTTGAAATCATCATCAACAAGAGTCTTTGTCCATACATGTATATCTGGGAACTTTCCATTCTCTTTAATAAAATCTTCTACCTTCGGACTAAGATCAGTAACGTCTGTTGTTGTTTCAGTTTCTGTACTTGTAGTATCCGGGGTAACTGTACCAGTCGCTTTATTATAAGCTATTGTGTTGATTTCATTCAAAGCCTTTGTCATAGCTCTACCATAATCCCCAATAGACATTCTAAATGGAATATCTGTTACCTCTAATAGTTTCTCCGCTCCATCTTCTGTATACTTTAAAACAGCTTTTCTGTTACCAGCAGAAGGATTTCCAGATACTTCTACTCGTACATTGTCAATACCAGCTCTTCTTCTCGCAGTAGCAGCAGAAGGAGTTGTATAATCCTCAAAATATTCATTGGAAACTCTTGCAATTTGTCTATCACTATCAGCACCTCCTGTTCCAATATTATTTTTTAAATCTGTATCTCTCCAATAATCTGACCCACTCTGAGGCGTTCCGTCGGCTTTAAGAACCTGCGATTCCAATGTAATACTTTCTGGTTGTGCAACCTCTAAACCAAAGCTAATAACGTTACCCAGACCTTTTTGCCCAAGCTTAATGTTGTTTTCACCAATAAATCTTTCAACATCAGATGGCGAAAGGTTGTATATACCCCCAACCCCTTGCGCACCTGGAACAAGGAATTGATATAAGTTACCTACGTCTTCTGCGTAAGATGTGGTAGATGTTACGACGCCTGCATCGTCTTTTGTCTGTCTGTCTAATGTTGTTGGTGGCCCACTTTCATATGTTATAACCATTTTATCATCATCGATATCGATGTCTGTTATGATTGGTTGTGGAGGATTATATGCTTTCCTTTGTTCATTAATAGCAGTAGTTAAAGTCTTTATTCTTTGGGCAGAATCTGTACCGCCAGACAATATCACATTAATATCTTCTATATATCCACTTATTTTTTTGTCTTTATCTCTATCACCAAGGGTAGCAGAGGTTGCCTGCTGTCCACTAAGTGGTTGCTGCTTCGTAATCTTACGCGTTAGAGCAGCCTCAAATGATCGTCCAGCAGCGTCACGGGCAATGGTTAGCTCCTCGTCCGTAAGCTGTGGAACAGGCTTACCATTTGAAGCTTTATATAAGTAATATTTACTATAACCCTTTTCTTTGGCCTCCGCCTCTGATTCAACGGCCCTGTATCCAAGCTTAGATAGTATTTGTGCAGCCTTAAATGAAGTCTTATCACCCTCGGCTCCTGCTATTGCATTTACCTGGTCATTATAAAATTGCTTATATGTCATGGGTGTACCATCTTCATTGGTTGGCTTAGTCATCTCAAAAGCCTGCCTAAAGTCTTCTATCTTAGTTATAGCGGCACCACCACTAAACACATTGTATTCAGATATAGCGGAATCGATATACGTACCAAGACCATCTACGGCTTCTTGTGCTTCTTTGTTATAGTCTGTTTTGTCAAGTCTAAACTGTTGTCGCTTAGCTAAGTAGTCTGCTGATTTATATTTTTCTGGGTTTTTTGTTGGGTCTGGCAAAACGAATTCACCCTTATCGTTTTGAACCATAGTAACAAGCGCAAGCTGCCCTGTCTTTGGATTACTGATAAGCCGTTTGTTTTTTAAATCGGCAGCACCAAATGTACCTTCATTAAAGGCTATTTCTAAATCTGACGCTATATCTTCCAACATCCTTTGATTACCTTCCTCTAAAGCCTTGTCGTAGTTTTTTACGTATTTACTTATATTGGAATAACCATTAAGCAACTGCTGCTTAATAAGCTGAAAGTCTTTCAATGTCATAAGACCACGACTAAGTAGATCAGCGGCTTGTATTAAAGTTTGCTTTCCATTATCAGATCCATCAATAATCACCTGGGTGAGGTCATTATCATTGATATCTTCTATTTCAGAAAGCTTTGCCAAAGCATCCGCCGTACCCTGTTCAATCTCTGCTTTCTTTTTCTCACGCTCATCGGCTACCTTTTGCAGATCATCTGTTAATGATTTTGCAATATTTGACCAATCTACCTGAGTAGATTCCGTATCTCTTTGTGAATAAACGGAATACTGATTCGCACCTGACGGTTTTTTTTTATCTTCAGCCATGCTTATTATTTAGGTGTGAATATACTGTAATCAAATTCACTTACATCTTGTGCCAGAAGTCTACGTACATCTTTTGGCGAGTAACCCTGTGCAGCAAGTGTATTTAAAATCTCTTGATTTGTAAGTGGCTTCCCAGCAGCAGCAGTAATCTTATCATAGCCCGCACCCATCACATCTAATCGATCGGCTACTTTCTTGGCTCTACGATCTCCAGGTGATAAACCATACAAATCAGCCATACCTGCCAGGTTAGTAGCTGCCTGCGATACGCCTGCAAAACCACTTTTTAATGCTGCTGCTCTGTCTTCCATGGCATCCCTCGCCATCATTGAAGCATCTGCCGCAGCCCCTATATCCATTTGAGTCAACTGTTGCTTGACAGCTTCTTCGGCCTGGAGCTTCATGATTTGATTTGCTGCAATATCTTCAGCCTCTTTTATACGTATAGCTTCGTCACCTGCCACACCTGCCGCAGCCACTCCCGACACGCCCCCAAGAACAGCTCTCTGCCCTTGCTCTGCCAGGCCTTGAATTATATTTTCTTGTTGCTGCCTTTGTTGTTCCCTGGCTCTTTCAAATGAATCAAGTACAATAGGAGCTGCCTCTAATACATTTTTCTCTGCCTTTCTACGTGCGTCCTCCGTAAGTCTCTGCATGTCCGCCTTCGCCTTTTGAGCTGCTCTTTTCTGATCCGCAGCTTGCTTAAAAGACATGCCTGATGATGCTAACCCTGTAGCAATCCCTACTACTGATGCTGCTGTTACTGCCATCTTAAAATATTTTTATCATCTCATGAGTGTATGTCGTTCCCTCCTTGTAGCCATTCCTCTTGTATATATTTACTAATGGTCTATTTTTAATTAGGGCATACACAAATTTATATTCTAATTTTTTTGCTTCGTTCGTTATTGTTTCTATTAACAACTCTAACGCTTCAGCTCTCTTCTGTCTATCTTTATATCTTAAATCTGATATAATCCAATCACACCATGCGGCCTTAGAGTTTGTCAAATACATAAACCCCGCACATATGGGTCTATCGTTATCATAAACAATATATCCACCCGTACCATTCTCTGGTAAAAAGTCTCTCGACGGTGGATCCCATCTCCAATCTTTCCACCACTGACACAATATGTCTTCGTAATCAGTGGGTTTTAGTTTAATTATATTCAATTTCATTAATAGCAAATATACTAAAAATCTATGGATAACTTTTCATCACACTACTACCCACGGAGAATAGCTCCACAGCTTCTGTATTGTTGTTGACCAGTTTAAATTCCATATAGTACCCACGCATGCCGTAACTTTCGGCTATGGTATTATTTGTAAACATCAAGAAATCCCCTACGATAGGAGCCGTAGCGCCAGTGATAGTAGTATCTATAGTTATCTGATTATTGGCCGCATCAATGTTAGGGTAGGAGCCAGTATTAGTTACCTCCCCTGCCAAGTCTGGGTCTTGTCCATTCGTTAGTACATATACCGTAGCCCCTTCAGCAATCAGCTCTCCCACACCCTGGGCAATAGTTACCACAAGGGCATTAGGTAAACCACTGACATCGGACACTACACCTAACCCATTAGTATATCTAAGCTTGTAGTTAGTAACACCATCGTTATGGCGTACATATGAATACCACTCGCCTTCCTTCTGTTTAAAATTCAATTCATCTACATTCCCCTGGCTGAGATCTGTAACCAACGAGGTACAATCCCACGCATCATCACTCTCAAAAGACAGGGTCTTAAACAACTTAATAGTGAGCGTTGGCTCAGGGTTGAACACACTGGTTATCTCTGAGTTATAGTTTACACCATAATACTGATTACGTGTCTCATTTGTATTATGTCTGTATAAATTACCCCCAGAGAACGTATATAAATACGCATTCATCCCTCGTGTATATTCTGGTATAAACGAATAGAAAGAAGGCCATCCCTGCGCTCCTTCGCTATAACTTAATGTATAATTTTGTGCTGCCATTATGAACAATTTCCTGTTTCAATAACTACACCATTCTGTACTTTTATGTACGTGGTGTTATCTAATATATAAAATTTAGGCGTATTCGTGTCATTCAAGTATGTAACCCCTGCAACATCCTCAAACACCCAGTTACCAACCTCTGGAGTGGTATTTGTATCGGGTGTAATTACATCTGCTGCGAACGTAGCGTTCGGCGCAAAATAGTAAGTAGCTGCATTAGCCGCACAGTTAGAGTTTGTCTGCTCGGCGGACGCTTGGAATGAAGGCAAATTAGCAGGACAATAAGCCACCCATTGAAAGGCTGTACCACACATAGGCGCTCCCACTAATATATTAGCTTCGTTGGCAGCGGCGGAACTCTTATTGAAACACAATGTAAATACCTGATCAGCACCCGTACCTACTTGGTCTATAGTAACAGTAACACCAGACTCAGTAGTTCCTTGAGCCACATAAGATCCCCCACTTAGTGTATAGTTCTCTGGCGCATCACCTGCCTGGCAGGTGCCGCCAGGGGTATTGGTATATGGCGAGTCTGCATATAAATCAGCATTGGTTGGTCCAACATACGTGACTACTCCAGTACCCTGGTTGTCAATACCTGCATAGGTTATCGTAGTACCCAGGGCATTTGAAAGCAAAGACCCGTCATTATTTTTGCAAGTAAGTCTATTTATTTGACTACCACTATATGTCACTAACATACCATCAGGTATTGCAGCATATGCATAAAAATAAATTATCACATTACCTGTATTAGAACCGAAGTCTACATCAGCAGAAAACCACCCATTCTGTCCTGGGATAGATGCCGATACTGATGAATCGCATTCTACCTGGCAGCTTGTGCATGCCTGTGGATTTAAGAGTACACCATTTAGCTGCCTACGAACAATAACACCATTCGAATAATATCCGTCAGGTGCCAATGTTGACAAGGTCGAGTCGGTATACAAAGCCGTGGCTTCTGAATAATTTGTACCGTCAAAATAATATGTTCCTAATGTTGCCATTTAAATAAATTTAACAAGATCCAAAAGATATTACAACCCCGTCAGTGTTAACCTCAATAAAGTTACTCGATCCAGCCTTGTAAAAACCTGCACCTAACACTTCTCCTACCGTGCTTAAGCCTTGGCATGAAGAGTTTAAGAAAATAATATCTCCTATGCTTGGCAATGTGCCACTACCATTATGGTAATAAGTTTCCCCCGTTGGCTGATTACATGCCACCGCTGAGGAACTCTGTCTTGTACTACCACTAAAGGCAGTACATGTAAAGTCACATAAACAACATGCATCATCAATATCGCTGTCAAAACATAACTGCGCTGCCGAGGACGTTCTAAAGTCGTATATCAAATATAGATATTGATCTGTCAAAGGCAATGATATAGGAGGCACCGTTATAGGCCCTACAGTGGCCTCAAATATATTAGGTGAAGGATTGGTTACACTTCCGTTAGGTATCTGCGTAGCGGCCGCTAAAAGGCTCGATACGTCAGCTTGAGTATTTGTATACAAAGTATTAGATACCAAAAACTTAAAGTTGTCATCAGGATAGCTCCAGTTATAGTTGTCAAAATTAACCTTATTAACACGCATAGTTATCGAAGCTCCATCATAAGGAAATACTCCTTGAGATCGAATACCCGTCTGAGAATCGTAGTAACTAAATAAGAGAGGGTTGTTTTCAAAAGTAACTTGATTAGAACTAACAGGACTAATAATATTACTATCCTCCCAAAAATATTCCACATGCACAAATTCACCCGAACTTTCCACTGAATTTATTGCAGCAGTAATTACCGTTATGGTATTTGTTTCTGGACAAAGAGGTGTTATAGTATATCCACCACGCGTAGGCGTTTCTGGTGTAATTGTTATTACAGCCGTAGTTGGAGTGTTTGCCGTTTTATCAAAAGCAAATGTTCCCGTTCCAGTAACAGGACCACTTGAATAAGTGATACCGTTCCACAATATATCTATTGTAACTGTACCCGTTACATCATACTCAATGGTGACATCATCGGCTATAACATCCCCATAGTCAATAGTATAAGAGATGGTCTCATCCGTGGCTGTTTGAGTATATGTGCTACCACAGTGCAATATTACAGGAGGCCTCGGCACTTCAATAGTGTTGGTAGTCAATACATACTCATTCATGTATGGATCATATCCACCTAACTTTTGCGTATCTAATGCCACCTGGAACTCATCCCTAAACCAACTACGCATTCCCAATTCAGACAATACCGTAAGACGATCTGATATAGACCTTCCTTTTAATTGTATTACTGCAAGCCTCTTGGTATCTGTAAAGTAATATTCATCACCATATACCGCAAAACTTTCAGGGTTAAAGCTAATACCATACTCTTCAGGACGTGCTATTTGTGTCCCCAATATTTCAGGAACAGAAGCTATAGTACCTCCACCTGTAGAATCGGATATAAGATTTTTATTAGCCAATACATATGATATCCTGTCTTCCTGTAAACACAATATGTCTGTCTCCCTACCATACAGTATCTGAATAGGACCAAAGCTTGTCTCACAAAGTTTAAAGTTTGCTAAGCCAAGATTAAACTCATTCAAGTTGTTGACATTGGAATTACTACTATATACACCACTGTAAGTAATCTCAGCAAACCTATCGGCTTCCGCAAAGTCTTGTTGAGAAACCGCTAATGTTCGTTGGCCAAGTACCATGGCGCGCCCAGCAATATTATCCTCAATCTTAAAGCTCTCTACACCATTACCAAAAGTATAGCAGTTGGCAAAAGGTAGCGTAACAATTGCTGGCTGTACATTTGTTTGGTTTTGATCATCCGTGTTGCCAGTAGATTGATGTAAATAGTTACCCGTAACAGGATCACGTACAACATCATATGCTATGGAAGAATCGAAAAACAATTCTGAATTAGCAGTCGTTGGCTCGGTTTCAAAAATAATAGTGTTGTCTGCTCGCGTAACAACAATCTCTACCTTTATTTGTGATTGGAAGTTTTCACCAAAAAGCTTATAACAACCCGGTGTACCCGATCGTGTAACAAAGTAAAGCGGTGAGTTAACATCCCCAGGTGTAGCCTGACAGAAACCAAAACTAACAGTACCAAATCCAAAACATGGAACATTAGATCCATTGTTTACAGGTGTATCAGGACCATCAAAAACTTCGTCAGGCGTAAATACAGTAGAGTAGTACTTCACAGGATTGGTCTCCACCAAGTCCCCAGGAAGGGCAAACCCGGGATCTATGTTATCACCGATCCACCATTTACGGAAATCATCATATTGAGTAGACGAAACATATTGCTGTCTCCATTGCCATTTTCTTTCCTCACAACCACTGTTACCCTGTTCTCTTTCAACCGTTATATTGATGTCTATAATACTACCGCCAGGGATATCATAGTTTGTTGTTACATACGGATCAGAAACAGACCCATCACCCGTAAATGTAAACATCTGATATGCTACATTTAAGTTTGGATTACAGGTAGAAGTATCACCTATGGAAAAAGACTGTAGCCCATTATCAATAATAGAGTCATCATCAATTGTAGCCACAAAGTTTGATGGCTTCATCTCCATATAAACTCCAGGCAATTGATTAGAATTAATACCCAACTCATTAGCACTTGCCAAGAAATCTCGCTCCTGGGCGTTTACACCCAACACTTTAGATTTTACAACAGAACTCAATGGCCCGTTAGTATCTACTTTAACTATAAGAGATTCACCTACCGTTACTTTATTTATATTGTCACCCTCTAATTTAAAGAATGTTGTATTGTCAGAAGGTCTTGTATAATACGTGTTACTATAAATAGTCTCATACTCCTGTTCACTTGGCTTCACAACAAACTTATACTTTTTAGCCCACGAAGGAGCGTAGTTGTTAACTGTGGCTCTAATCAAATTCTTAGATACCGAGTTTGCTGGTGGTACATATATGGTATTGTACTCAGAAACTAACACCGTAGATGAACGTCCATACTCATCCATATATACAATACCGGTTTCATAGTCTCTGTTAGAGTGTAAGGAAGAGGTGTCATCGGTAGTAGTAATACTGCATGATCCATCAGTAACCCTAAAATACTCATACATGTCTGTAGGTCCCGTAACACTATTATACTTCATTGCGATCGGCTGAATGCCTATCTCATCATTGGCTGTAGAGGATGTTACCCTAAAACCTTGCTGCACCGTAGATGAATCTATACCACTTAGTTCTTTGGTAAATGTACATGTAATGGAAGGTGGCACCAACAAATCATTAAATTGATCGGTCATCGACCCACCCTCATCAGCGGTAGCTATAGGCTGAAAGCTTTCGTTGAGTACCGTACCTATACCATTATTGAACTCAGTACTTTGAGTGAAATCAAAAATACTTGTATAGGTGTTTTGTAGGACTATATTCGCTACTACCTCAAAGTTTTCTGTAGCAAAATTTACATTATCGGTATAGCAAGATTGTGTGTTTGTACCAGTTAAACCAGCATGCTCCAATCGTATAATGAAAGAAACAGTGGCGTTCTTTTTTAGTAAGTTGACATTACCATCAAAGTCAAAGGTAATTTTTGAGTTGGTAATAGTGGTACTATTACTTGGATCTATGGTATAGGTATCTCCGTTAGATAATGCGGGACTATCTAATTCTACAAACTGGACATTTTCTACCACATGTTCTGTAGAAAAATCCATGGAAATATTTTGTCCATCTTCATTGGTTATGTCGTATCCATCGACATAGTTACCATACATAAGCCTATTGCCCATAATAGTTTGAGCCTTGGCAGTCTTAGGAACATTATCGAAAAGTCTTAACAACTCATCAGATGGAAGTACCGTATAAATTTTACTATTGGTAAAGATATATGTTTGAGTGGTATCATTACCCCAACCGAAGTCAGACTTTTTAAATCGCTCAATTACATATATCTGATTTGTATTAGACAGTTTAAACAATAAATCTATTTGCTTAACTCGCTTGCTACCTGTACTAAACTCTACATTAACACCATTGTAGATGTTTTTCATGCCCGAGTTAGAATAGTTCTTGGTATCAAACCTAAAGTTCCCTGGCTGAAAAGCTGGCTTTGAAAATAAAGATACCGCACTGTATTCATTGTTCTCATACCTATATCTATAAGCAAAAGAAACAAACTTGTTTTCTAAGTAATTCTCACCACCAGGAAGTGTAAGGAGTGATATCTCAGGTGCCACTAATGGATTATTACCTGAGACCACATCTTCATAGCCAGGTATCTTCACAATTACACTTAGATCCTCCTCTACAGTATTATCAGTGTTACCCGTAGGTAATGGGTAATTAGACAATACATTTATTCTTCTTGGAGGATTTTTATCATCTGTAAAAAATAATAAGTTCTCTATTTTATCTACACCCGTAACTAAATAAGCAGGGTCAAAGTTAAGTGTCTCTAATGTTACCACATGATAAACGACCGTATCTGTATTTGAATTGTACGATACGATCATGTCTACCACACCACCTGTAGCTTGAGGATTAGCAGGGTCGTGAACAAACCAATATATAGTCTCTAATGCACCGTCTTCAAATGCACCAATACATCGCGCCGAAGAAGACAATGGTGCGCCATCATACTCCAATGTAGTAAGCTGCGTGTTGCCCTTAGAGTTTTCAACAGCTCCTATCTCTGTAGTTTCAGTTGAGCCAAGCCTAACATTCAAGGCGTCTATATATTCACCTGGTGGAAGAAGTCTTTCATCCACAGTTTTATTCATCCTCCCTCTTATAAAGTTAGTTGTCGTTATTGGCATATTACTTTATCCATTTACCCTGACCTCTTAAATTCATCAACAATCTGCCAGGATGTATATTACTTAATCTAATTTTTGCATTACGTAAAAGAGCCGCTTTATCTTTTCTGGCCCTGTTTACGATATACTCTGGAACACCAAATCTACTATTTATAATAGCATACTTTATGTAAGCATATATATATTCCTCAAATAATTTATTTACACTAACATCTGCATCTACACCGTTTTCCATACCATCAGATACATACTCGATAACAACTGATATCGCCCCGTTTGTAGAACTAAAGTTTATAACTCCCGCCTTCTTATCTATTTTAAATGTAGGATTGGCATTTGCTGTTTCTGTATTTAATCCAAAACGTGAGCCAATGTTGTAATCAAAATACCATAAACCATCACAACAATAACCCTCCTGCCCGTGGAATAAATTACCTTCATTTAGATAAATGCTTTTCCCCGAGGAAGTAATTCTTGCTAAATCCACCTGACTATCTTGTGGTTTCAATACATTGCCGTCCTGATCAAATAGAATGTTAGATTGGTTATCCTGTAAATATGCTTCAGAAAAATTCGTCTGAATGTTTTCTGTCAATGGATACAACATACCATCTTTCCACTGAGATATTCTAACCCAGTTTACAAAGTCTGAAGGCAATATAAATCTATAGTTGTTGTCAAGGTCTAACTGTACGACTTTGATCTCCTTCATGGCATCATAGTTTAATTCCTGGATGCCACGCTTGGCATGGAAAATAACCTGATACCTTTCAATGTTGTTCACTAATTCATTGTTCCCTTGATACATTAACATAAAATTGTTTACTATATCGTTCAATGAAACGTACTGATAAGAACCCCAGTTACTATCTGTGGGTGCTTGATTGTTATTTGTATAGTATTGATACTGCGTTATATATGCCATCTTAACTTGTTTCTTGAGTGTTTATTGCTTCCTGTGTTAAACCAAATTGTAGAACGTCACTTTCACGTATTTCTACTCCTATATACTGACAGATCTTAGCTATCAAATTAGGCTCATCTGATTCAGGCAATTCAAAGTCCTGGTAGTTTGATGCACCCGCATTAAATATAGGATCATTACCCGACGTTGTTAAGTATGTCCAGTTAGGATTTCGTGGGTATCTAATATACTGCGCTTTTATTCTATTGGCCTGTCTAATAGTAGATGGATAAATTGTGGCTATACTCCCCTCCATAGTATATGCAGGAAACTGAGTAGTGGGCGCAGTCAAGTTAGAGCTGGTTAATAAAAGTATTTTCTTTTGGTGTACTCTATCTACCTCTGTTACATTATCAGCCTGAACTATAAAGTATTCATCCGCCAGGGTAGTGAATATATCGATAGCCAAATCCAACTCCGTATTGCTCACCACATTTACAACATAGGTCTCCCTGTTTGCTGTTGAATTAGTAACTATACTACCAACTGTTACATTAGAAAAGTTAGCATTACTATCTATAAGCTTAGAAGGGGATACAGTTGTTACATCACCCTCTGCCAAAACATTTGGATAATAATATAACTTATTGATAAGGTAGTAGTCATCTGGCAAGCTATACCTATTGCTTGTGCCTGCTCCATCTGGCTGTGATAAACGACGTGTAACCGAAAAGGTATCAATTACTTCTTCTAAATTTTTTACTATGTCAGCGTATCCTGTACCAGAAGTACGTGCATTTGTTCGGGCAACCCAGTTATTGTATTGATAGAAGTAATCCTCAAATATATCCATTTGAGCTTGGTTACAATACAAATTAAAATCTTGCGGAGATATATATCCGTAATTATTTTTGTTAGCTATGGCCAACACCGTATTTCTAACAGCATTAATCATGTAATCTTTTTTTTATAAAGATAACAAAAAAAAAGAGGCTTAATTTTATTTAAGCCCCCCACCACACAATATATCAGCTAAACCAATTAAGCGTTTACAATACTTGTAACTGATTTTGGTAGTCTTAACTCATAGTAAGGCTGCTGCCAATTTGTTTGTAGTGCTAACTCAATAGCATCTACGATAGCCAAATAAACATCAGATCCTACCTGAGCCGCAGTAGTTACTGTAGTAGTTGTACCATCAGCATAATCTACTGTTACAGTAGTTGCAGTTGCACTCGCTGTACTTACAGCTTTAACTTCTGCCAGACCAATCAATTGCCCCGTGTTGGGTGCATTTGTAATTTTTAAAAACTTTTCCATTGTATAAAAAATAATGGTGAAACAATATTACAAATATAGCAATATTATTTTTCTGTTTTTAAGCGCTTACTTAAGAGCTTATATGTCTCTACTCCCTCATCACTTTGGAAATATGAAGCCACTATGTAATAATGGTCCTCTCCAAAAGGAACGGTAAGCATTTTACTTTTATTTCTTGGCAGATTAAAGTATACATCTTTGCCGTTATTCTTTAAAACTAACCAGCTATTATTAAAAAACTGAACCGTATGATTAGTTAAGTCTAACATAGGATCATTTATTGTTTCAATAAAATCACTTGGGGAATCTTTAGCATATAGCAATACATCCCTTTTTAGTTCTGCTGTAGTCATTTTATCTGCGGTCGCTCCCATCAAAACTCTACATACAGCAATTAACTTATCACCAGATAAGTCTTTAGCAATAATTTGAGCCTCTAAACCTCTTTGTACTATTTCCAGTTGTTGAGAAGCATCTCGCTCTTTATCAATAAGTTCGTATACTTTGCCATTTCCAGGATGATAATGCAGGAACTCCTGCAATACTTGGTTTTCTTTGGGTACGAATAACATGCCATCTTCAAAAATGATAGGCTCTAATATAGCATTTCCGTCCTGCTCATCTTCAAAAGGACTTCGTTGGTTTCTTGCATAACGAAGAGGCCTGTTACTGCCTTTTGCTTCATCAAAATAAAGTAAAGGTGATCGTCTACTATGGCGTGAAGCTATCATATAAGATAGCGGAGTCTTTGAGCTTTTTAATCTATATGCTCGGTCGACAAACTTTGCGTTCTTTTTCATTAGATAAGATTTAATTTAAATTACCACTTAACTTAAAGAAAAGGGGCAGCATAAAAATCTGAATAGTTATTGCCGCCCCCGTTCTAATTAATTATTAAGCATCTTGGAATAAGAAGAAGTTGTTTGCACCTAAAACACAAACAGCTCTTTCAGTAAGGAAGTTAACTTCCATTGCATCTAATCCAGAAGTTCTTGCGCCACCAGCAGAACCAGTGATCCAAGTTTTATATCTTCTGTCCTCAGCCTCAGACGCTCTATATCTTACGTGTAAGAAAGGTCTCTTAGCATTCTTACCTAAGATTTGATCGTAAACTGTAGTAGATCCAGCAGGTACTAATAGACCATTAACTGCACCACCTACAAGACCACCTCTCATTGTAGGATCATTCAAATATTTCCAGTCAGACTTATAGAAGTCATATCCTCTACGGAATCCTGAGAATCCAAGGTTTAATGCCATCTCTTCATCATTGTCAAATAGACCATAAGAAGTACCACCAGCACCGTAAGAGTTCTGTGCCGCCAACATATCATCCATATCAAATGAGAAGTTACGGTTTACGAAAAGAACATTCTCTTCGATTGCACCTTGCTTATCAAGTCTTTGAATGATGCTATCAAACTCTTGAAGAGTTGTTGGGTTACCACCACCAAATACATTACCTCTGTTTTCTACTACATAGAATACACCGTCAGAACCGTTAAGGTTTGCAGCTGATAAACCTGCACCAGTACCTTGGAAGAAGTCACCAGCACCAGATCCCGCTTCGGCTGGAACAGCTTCAATCATTGCTGTCTCCATGTAATCTTCGAAACGTAATCTTGTGTCATGCTCAGACTTTAAGTACCATAGGTACCCGCTTACGCCATCTTCGCCTGAAACTTCTACCCAACCAATCTGTGCCATGTCAGAACCAGATACTGTATACTTATCCTTAATGATAATTGGCTTATTATCAAAGATGAAATCATCAGACTCATTTGATCCAACCATACCATCAGTTCCTTTGTTGAACTCAGAACCGTAGATAAAGATATCACAATTTGTTGCCGCCCCCATTGTCTGACCGCCAGCTTCATAGTATGCCACAGTGAATGTGTTAGGAGATAACGCCGTAGGAGCAACTGTTATTACACCTTTATTTGAAAGTGTAGATCCAGCTGTCTTATCTGAAATCATAACCGTTTGTCCAACTCTTAGTGCTGCTCTTGCACCTCCTGCCAATGCAGGATCAAAGTTATCTGATGGATTCGGAATAGTCCAAACACCAGTTGCTCCAGCTGCACCAGTTGCACATGTTACATCTGTATATTTTACGTGTAGTCTTCCCTGCTCTGCCCACTTAATAAGGTCAGAGTTTGAAGGCATTTCTGCTCCTACCATTCTTAGGAAAGAGCTAATACTTCTGTTACCATAACGCTCAAATTCCTTTTCATAAGTATCAGGTAGATACTGATTCAAGAAATCGAAATTGTTAATATAATTAGACTCCAGTGGAATCTGCTGAGCCGATGGTTGTAAATCGAACCCAGGTGTTGCATTTACTGCCATGTCTTGTTGTTTTTACTTTTAAACGTTTTTAATACTTTTAATCTTAAGTCCTCTTCCACTACTCTGGTTTCCAACCGCCCGAATCTTAAGGCCGTCCTTGTTAGTATTCTTCTGTGGTGTACTTCGTACATCCATGTTTATATTCTTGGACTTACGTGTAACATTATCCACAGCAGCGGCCATGCCTTGATCAAAGAAATATTGAGCAAACTTATCGGGGTTCATAGCCACACTAAGCGCCTTATGATAACCCTTAGGGTCTGCAATAAGCCCATCACTATCTAAATACTTACCTACGAAGTTATTTACATCAGACTGCTTATTCAATAATTCTTCTGAGGTACCAGGTTTATAGTTAAAAGTTTGATCGCCAATACCGAATTCAAAACCTTTGAACTCAGAATTAAATACTTCTTTGGTACGATCTAAAAAGTAACTATACCTTTTTCGGTTTTGCTCCTCAATAGTTTTAGAATCCTCTATATACTTTTGATATGCACTTAAATTTTGTTGCTGCTCTTCGGATAGTTGACCCCCACTTGACTCAAGAGGAATCTGATACTGATCTCTTTGCTCAGAAAAAAACTTTCGTGCTTTCGCCAGTTCTCTTTTTTTCGCTAACTTTTTCTTTTTAATATCACGCTCATCGTCTAAATCCTCATCATATCCATATTTATCTTCCATAAGATCCTGAATATCTATTTCATCTAACCCCTCTTCTTGGATACTTAAATAGTCAGCAAGTACAGTGTCATCATCCATGGCTCCATAATCTCTTTGAAGTTTATAAAAATCTTCAATGCCACGGCCTGTTGCCTTTTTGTACTCAAAATATTTTTTGACATCTTCAGGTAGGTCTTCGTTTGCTTCTCTTTCTTCAAACAATTGATCTACGCTTTGGATATCTTTATTATACCTTTCTTTTATATATGAAAGAACATTTTCGTCATTAATCTCTAACGACGGTGTTTCTTTTTCAACAGCAACTTCTGCTTCAGGAGTTTCAACTTCCTGTGTTTCTGTTGACATTTCAACTTTTTCTACTGTATTGTCAAACAACTCAGGCTGGCCCTCAACCGTAGCACTGTGTTCCTGCAACAATTTTTCTTCTATTTCGGCTTTTGATTTTTCAACACCTTCGCCTACTTCTCTTACTTTAAATTCCATTAGATTTTATTTTTACAAATTTATATAATAATTTTGACAATTATTTTAGCACGTTATCAACAACCTATCTTGGGTTGAATTCAGCAAAATCAAATCCATCTAAACTATCCTCGTTCGACTCAAAGCTTACAGGAGGCAAGTTTCTCTTACGCTGCTCTATTAACTTTGATTGTTGAGTATTAGCTTGACTAATCCTATCAGACTTCGCTTTTTCCCTGGAAGCTTCACGTTTATCTATTTGAGTCTGCTGCATTCCTGATAACTGTAAATTATACTGGAACTCCTGTTGCATAAGTTGGGCTTTCAGCATAGCTTCGTTTTTCAACTTTTCAATCTCCATAGCCACTTCCGCCTGTTTGATTTGCATCTTGGCTTGAGTCTCTGTTGCGATCCTTTGTTGCTCCGCCTGAGCTTTAGCCAATATCTGACCTTGTTGCATCTCAGCTTGTGCAGCCTGTTGTTGTAATATTTGTTGTTGTTCAGCTTGTTGCTTTCTTTTACGTTTAACTTTTAGTAATTGATTGGCCATCTTGAGATTCTTGATCTCGCGTATGTCGATAGCATCCTCCAGGCTTATATCATTCTTAGATAAAGCCATTTGGATATTTTGCTCTAACATTGCCTTTTCTTCTTCATCAGGAGCCAACTCGATAAAAATACCAAAATCATATAGGTAAAAGTTTTTAAGGTCTTCCAATAACCTCAAATTATATTTACCAATCTGCATAGCGAATTGATCCTTAAAATTAGAATACTGCAAGATATCCGCTGTACGTATAACAATACCTTCAGCTAATCGATGTGTCATATATAAACTACCGTTAAGTATATGTCGCGTTGCAGTATTAGAATTTAGTGCCGCTAATTTTTGTACTCCAACCAATGCATCTGGATTAGGAGTAGATCCATCCCGCGCTTCATTCAATCCCGTTACTGTCCTAATCATATTTAAGTAATGATTGTAATTACCAATCAACATTTGTAGCTTAGATGCCCCACTATTAGTGGTCAACTGTTGAATAGGAACACGGGCATTGTTGAACTCACCGTCCTGAGTATAAGACCTACCCACAACGGAACCTGTTTGGAAATATAGCCTTAAAGCATCTTCAGGATTATATGCCTGTCCAGTACCAAGATCAACTTCGTTTAGTCCATCGGCATCAATAAATACACCGTCAGGGACCACCCTTGATACTACCTGTTGTATTTTCAAGTGTGTTATCTGTATAAGATCAGCAAAAGGAATCATCCTTTTTACTAAAGACTCATACATTCCCTTATAAGATCGTGGAGCGACAGCTACGTAATTTGGTAACGCATGCTGACTTGCAGACTTAGGCCTTACCATATTCTCTGCCAACTCCCATTTTAACATGATGTTAGTACCCATAACCATGATACCATCATACCATACTTCGATCTTTTTCTCTACCCTCTCAAACTTGCCTTCAGCCATCATTTCTTCTGGTGGATTAAAACTATCGTCTTTTTCGACCACCTTAAATGATCCGTCGGCCATTTCTTTTTTCTTGTAAACAAAAGTGTGTGTGGTCTTATAATTAAAATATAAGAGCGTACACGTATCTCGATAGAACATAGAATTCTCGTAGTATTGTGCGGTATTAAAATAATTGTACCACGATTGACTATACTTAGAGATTTCCTCCATTTGTTCATTGGTAATATCTGGGTTAATCTTAACCAACTCCGTCATCGGAATTGTTTTTATTTCACCCCAATAGAAGCAGTCCTTAAAATAAGGATCTTCTGTGTAACTGTACACTACATTTGCTGGATCTACATAATCTATTTGAACTCCCTGGCCCGGCAAAAACTGATGCTTACACATTGCCACACCCACTGTCATCAAATCATAATCACATCTTTTCCTAATGTCATTATAATGATTTTGATTCAGTATAGTATTTATTGATTCCTCCGCAGCTATTTCTATAGCTGGCTTATACTTCATCTGCATATACAATTGAAGTTCTTCATCATTCTCAGGAAGTTCAGATTCCTCAGTTTGAAATACATTAATGCCAAAGTCTGCTTCAATCTGCTGAAACAAAGGTTTGGCGATCATCTCACCTTCTATAATTTTTTGAAACTCGTCACGCTTCTCCGCAGACATGGCATCCTCAGCAAATGTTTTGACATCAAACAATCTGTCGTTCATGCCATTTACAACAATGTCTACAAACTTGGGTATGATAGGCACAGGCGTCCAATCTAAGTTTAGATAACTTAGGTCACCATCAATTGCTATTTCGTTTTTATACTTTGCAATCGATTGCTCACCACGTGCATAAAGCCTTAGCCTATTAAACTCACTCCACTGGCTAAAAAACCTACCAGTGCTGTTATCTTTTCTGAACCACTCATATTGAATAGCTTGACCAACCTGTAGTCCATACTCCATTGTATCTTTTTGTGCATCAGATACAAATTGATCTGGGAAGGCCGCCGCTTGTAAATTTACTTCTACTTTTTTCATCTATTGATAATTCTGCTTCGAGCATCAGTATTATTATACCTTGCAAAATTAATGCTTATTTTTTTCTTCTCTACCGTCGGGGTGTATAAGTGCTTTTGATTTGCCATTATAGCTAAACCAGAACTAATAGAGGCATCAAATCTCGTACGGTTTGTAATGTCAAACTTTGCCCAGTCTTCTAATGTTCTCTGAAAATACATGTCCCCTATATCTCCCTGCACCCTATAAGTACCTTCCTCATCTATACCTATGTATTTTTCAATGTAAGACTCGATAGCAGCGGCATGTGATTGCTTTACATCCTCAGAAGTGTTTGGTATACCACCAAGTTCTTTTTCTGTCTTAGAAAGCTTCATATGGCTTTTATCGGGTCTATTCAAACAAAAAGGTCTGTATCCCCTATTTTTAAAATGATACAGTAGCCTCGGCTTATTGTTCTCAGCAAGTATGGGCATACCAAAAAACACACATGCCATTAAAACCTCTTCAAAAAAAATCTCTGCTGTCTGTGGTCTGGCTATGTATTCAAGGAAAAAATGATTACTCGGTATCTCTTCCATTGAAAACTTAGTAAGTCCATGCAAAGATCCATTGGATCCTTTGCCTACTACCACCCCAGATATATCATAAGAGTCACATCCAAATGATCCCAAGTGTTCATTCCCAGGATAAAAGAGACCATTTCTCTTAATTACATTATTCTGTAACGCAGCCTTTGGCATGTAAGTTACAAAAAATCTTCCTCTTTTATTTGGAGTCCATATTACCTCGGAATCTTTGATGCCATTCTTCCAACTAAAAGAGCCTTGAGTAACAAAATGCTCCTTGATTAAAGAGTCGTTGTAGTCTATCTGCTGGTATATCTTAGTCAAGTTAAATATAGACTGCTTACTTTCGTCTCTAAATGCATGAGATTCCGATCGCGGAAACTGTCTATAGTATTCATTCAAGGCATCAGGATCTTGTTTTAGTGAGTCTACCTCTGCTTGCCAATAATCTACAGCCCCCTGGTAAATATATTCTCCATCAATACCTTCAATAGGATTGTCTGGATTATTCTCTATAACAGGATATCCATAGCGATCAATAAATCCCTCCATATTCCATTCCATAGGAATAAACAAAGCATACATACCACTTTTAGTTTGACCGTTGGCATTGCGCTTAGAAGGATTACTATCCATAAAAAGCTGCTTGAAGTTTCTACCACCCTTATCCAATGCATTTGATGTAGACCCCATCAAACACTTGCCAATAACTTTGCTACCTAAACGTAGGCAGGTCTTGGTAACGCGCCAGTTGTTTAGAATATTCTCAGGCTTCTCCCATTTACCACTTTCATCATGTACCAACAACAAAAGCTTCTCACCATCATAACTGTTATCAGAAGTGTTCTTCCAGTCGATAGTAGTATCCAATCCCTCCAGTGTCTCCTCCTCCATATCAAACATATTCTTCTTGGTAATCTTAGAAGCAGGAACTCGGTAGGCAAGCTCTGTCTTTGGCTTATCCATACCATCTTGTATAGGCTTGAAGAAGAAAGGGTAGTTAGATGATATTGGTACTATCTTGTCGGTGAACATTTTTTTTGCATCCGATCCCGTCTTAGACAAAACCCCCACCCGAGAGTTCTTGGCCAAGGTAGCTGTATTTACTGCTTCGCATGAACTCATGAATGAAAATCCTGAACGCCTAATCTTAAGATAGATCATGCCAAAGGATCTCTTATCCGCCCTACAGGCCTCCCAGTAAATATAGAAAATGCGATTAGCCTCTCTAAAGTCGGGGTGGCCTACATCAATCTTGGTCCACTGTAAATACATATAATGGGTGCCAGTCATGTATGTTGGCACGCCATTGTTCATAAACCAGAAGCCCTTTTCTCTACGATTAAATTCCTTCTCTATATAATCAACCCACGATTGCTTAAAATTAGATGGCGCACTATGCCATTGGAAAATGGTAGATACACGTTTCAGTTCTTTCGGATAGTCAAAAGGTTCCCAGTATTGATCCTTTTTTACTTTGCTTCTTGAGTAAGTATTTTCTGGCAAAGGCAATGCTACCTTTAAGCCATTGATATTATAAATCTCTCCTATCTGCCCTGACTTAGATATAATAACAATATCATATTTGGGGTTGTACCCGTATTGCCATGTGCGTGCCTTATTCTTTCGATTAAGAACAGCCTTAGGAATAATATCCTTACATATTTGATATAGATTATTTTGATTTCCTTTCTGCAAAACCTTTTGGTATATTTGTTTTCGGTTTATCTATTCCATTTATTTTATCTTCCTCTTCTTCAATTTTTTTGAGTATATCAAAAGCATCAAAGATAGCCAGCTTTTTTGTTGCCGCAGCATTCTTCAGCCTATCTGCCGCTAACTCATCTTCAGGATCAGGCTTAATAATCTTTTCATTGGCCACTTCAATCAGGTGCTTAACAGCACGCTCGCCAGCTTTTATTATCTGTAATTTAAGTTCTTTTGTATCCATTATGCAAATTTGTAAAACATCACAAATACTTTTCGTCCATTCTTCCAGGCTATATTAGGGTATTTACTATGAAAATAACTTGATGGATAAGATATTAATCTATTCTCCTCAAAACCTATAACAGTAGATAGCCGCCAAAAGTCCAGGTCTTCAGAATCTTTTTGCAATATTTCATCAAAGTCATCATCTGTAACCTCTGAAGGCAACTCTCTTCCATATATAGCATGCTCCCATAATGCAGTCCCGTGAAGATCCTCCCTTTCGCGTGTTGATAAATATATAACTATTGCTCGGTCAGGCCTCTCACCTTTTATACTTAGATCGCAATGAATCCTCCAGTCAACATCTAACTCATGAGTAGCCTGTCTAAAAAAGCTAAGAATATTTTTCAAAGGCTTTCTCTCAATCTTAGACAATCGCTCTAAAACATATTCATCAAAACTATCTTCAGAAGGTATAACATAAAAGTCTTTATCGCCAGACCTTGTTTTTGTAAAAGGCTGAGATAAATATTCCTGTATAACTTCTAAAAAGTTTTTATCAAAAAAATCGTCTAAGATATAAATCATAATCTAACAGTTATGTTATTGGTAAACATCCTGTACAGTGTCTCGCCTTCTACTTCATAGGGATATTCACTGTTGGGAGTAAAGCAAATATGATCTCCCGAAGATAATCCCATGCTAAGAAGTTCTTCATTTACATATACAAGCTCTCCTTGCAGAGGCTCATACTTAACACCACTACCTTCTATATAGGATTCTTTCTTTAGAATGGGCCTAACAAAACAATACTTATCATAGGCTTGCCAGTGACCCCCTCTTTTAAAAAGAAAAAATTGATCAGGATCCACCAAGAAAAGGCCATCCTTTATCCAACTTCTACCACTTTTCTGCCTGCCGTAGATGTCGTTATAATATTTAAATACATTGTGATGTACCAATAGTGTATCACCCACCTGTACATTACCTGTATAGTTCATAGGCAGGTTGATAACCTCAGCCAAACGATTAGATACAGTATGGTCTTCCTCAGAAACGCTTATAATAAGCTCCTTTTCACCATACTTTTTTATATTATCGTACCTTCTTTCTTTATGTGGTTTTACTAAAAAGCTATATGGAGATTGCATTAAAAGTAGATATTGTACTCTACAGAGACTGGCATTGTTTTTTTAAACTCTTTCCATAGTAGCACTTCACCTTTGGACTCTATCCATATCTTAAAAGAAGTCGACTTCGAATCATATTGAATCAAATGAATCTTATGGCTACCCCCAAGAACTTCCTGCCCTACTAAGTAATGCATAGCTCCTGACTTGTAATCGCCACCAATAGATATTTTTCTTATGTCCATTTAAGTAAAGTCTACAACCCTGTAGAATATGTTAAGCTTTAGAGCGCCATCTCCCTGGGTAACAGTCACCGCAGGATCTGCAATTAAATTCAAAGGCAAATTTGCACCTGTAAGAAGTGGAGATCCAGGAGTGTAATTGTAGTAGTTATCAGCAGTTCCGTTTAATGAAGTTGTAGAAAGTGATACTACCGCATTTGTTCCTATGTTAAAAACTGGCGCTGTATTGAAATTGTAATCAGTACCACCATGATCTAAAAATGTACTTATAGATAATGGCACAATAACTTTATTGGCACCTGGAGCTGCAATAAGCTCTAAGGTGCCTCCTGCATTAAATGCAAGCAATTGTGATTGACTTATCGTTCTTGTGTAAGACAAAGTGTCAATTCCAAATTTTGTCTGAAGCTGTCCAACAGTGACAGTCTTAGTCATGTTAGCATTCTCTTTGTCTGTTAAAATCAAAAAGTCATCCGTATCTAAGATTGCTATTTGTGGATATGCCGTCTGATTACTTATTCTCGCCATTGTTATTCTTTTTCGGGTTCTTCTGCTGGAGTAACCGTACCATCTTTTAAATCAATGGTAGCATTATTCCCATATTTTTTTGTTAGCTTTTGCTCAACAGTTGAAAACTGTTCTTTTAATTTATCAAGTTGATCAATCAAAACCTTTTCATTGTAAACAATATCAGCAAGCTTTACTTTAGTTTCGACAAACTGCTGATTTAATGATTGAACTTCTTGTAGTTCCTTTTGCGTGAGTTTTAACTTTTTTCCGCTCATAATAGAATTAAATTTAATTAGTTATTTACAAAGATACATAAAATTATTATACTCCGATTACCTTGTTAATATTAGAACTGTCAACCGAAAAGACCTTACCTATGTTTGATGAACCCACTCCAATAACTGAGTTTCCATATCCACTGGGTGTGTAGGTTATGTCCAAAACAATGGGGCTTGTGGTATCGAATATCTCTATACCCGAAGAGTAATTAGTACCGCTTGCAGGACCCAAACCTTGATAATCATACTCCTCATCTATCAATGCTACATTCAAATATGAGTTAGTATTCATAGCGGAAATAGCTGTGGCATTTAACGAAAAGGTATTATACCCTGTGGTACTCCATGAGGTAGATGCACTTGCATAAGCTGTAGAAAAATCGAGGTTATCATAATCACTCAAACCTAAAGTAGTAGACGAGCCATTACCCCCATAGGCCGTAGACTCCACAGGTATCACATTCGCCACTGAGTTTAGGTATCCCAAAACTTTTAAATCACAAGCTGTTATGGTGCCATCAACTGTAGAAGTGTCAAAAAACAAAAAGAATCTATTACAAGCACCTGAAGATCCCGCTCTACTTGACGTATATTGAACTCTTATAGCTTCACCTACAGAGGTGTTAGTTGTATAGTTATTTACACTACTCCCCGTAGTAGCATTTCTAACATCAGTTAGCCAATTCACTGATCCAGCACTTACAGACTTAATAATCCTGCCACCGTAATCATTTTCTATTGTAATAGTAGCCATAACTAAAATTGTTTCATGGGCATATAGTACACATCATTATTAAAATAATCATTTTTATCTGACTCAATCTCTATGCAATGCCACTCAATATTATCAAAATCTATAAATCCCTTAGAACTTTGTTCCTTGTTTATATTCCACCATGTGAATATACCGCCTTTTTTTATTAGAGATGGGATGATATGTTGCAATCCATACATGTTATCATCCCCGTAAGCGTCATAAAATATTCCATCGTAGGTAGATAATTCGGACCATTTATTATACCAGTCTCCTTCAATAATAGTTACATTATGTTTCCCTTCTGCCCAGGCTAATGCTCTGGGTATCACTTGTGGATGACATTCTATTATGGTATGTGACTTGGGATTATTTGCTTGAATATAATCAGCGGATATGCCCATTCCAAAACCGATCTCTAAAATATCACCGCCATTGCTACATACATAATCAGCATGGTGTTTCATAATAGACCGCTCCCAGTCCATCATCACATGATATTTAAATCCATCGTTTCCTAAGAAGTATATCTCCTTATCAGTAAAAATAAGTTCCTTATAAACAAAAGACATAGTATTAAGATATTTGAACCCAAGTATTATCAGGGTTGAAGTAAATATGGTTTGCGTCTATAGCATAACCTACTACCCTAACATAATCACCCGTACCCGAAGGTGCAGTTTGGGTAAGTACCCCTGATGTAGTAGAAACATATAAAGGAGAACCCACCGTAAAACCATGAGTAGAATCTCTAAACACACCATTAAGGAGCATACCCAAGTTTGCATTTGTACTTGTAGCTATAGCCAATAAATTCGTAGCATTACTGGCATTTGCATCCGCTGCCTCCCAAGCTGGTGCATTTGCTGTCAATGCATATAACACTCCTTGCACCGTAGATGACGAAACTGATTTTATAATCGTTCCATTCATCTGAGAATTTGTAGTTATATTGGTATCATAAACTATCTTAGTATTATCACTCAATATAAGTTCCGAACTGGTACTTAGCGTTAAGTCTTGATTGGTATTAACTGTAATCCCCGCGTTTGCCGTTATTGAAGAACTAAATATACTTTCACCATCTTCTATTCGTAGCTGTAAAGCACCAAACGTATTAAAATCTATCTGTGTTACGGAGTCAGATAAGGCTGTGTCACCAATTATAAGTGAATCTCCTGATGCTGAGTTATCTATTATTGGTTGTAAATTATCAGGGTAGTTAGAGTAAATCTTCCCACCACCTACAAATAATGCATTTCCAACTGTAACATCTGCATTGTCTTTTACAACTAATCCATCTGTCCCCGCACTATTCTCAACAAGTAAAGCAGTAGTCGCTGAAGTATTGCCTGAACCAACTATGTGAAGTTTCGCATCGGGAGAAGATTCGTTTATGCCTATGTTGCCACCATTTAACAAAGTCATAAGATTATTACCACCATTTGAAGATAAAATCTTTACATCCCCTGTGTTTGTTTGTATATGTAAATTTGTATCCCCACCTGTATATAGCGTTCTTGATGCACCTGTGTTAGTAGTAAGAAGAATATTTCCAGCAACTTCAAGTTTCTCACCCGGAGTCGTAGTCCCGATGCCAATATTCCCATTGGATAAAATAGTTTGTTTTATTGAATTATTAGTGTAAAAATACATCGGCAAGTCGGTAGTTCCTCTTACTTGTATGCTACTATCACTATGGTTTAATAGAAAACCTCCTACGCTATTTCTTTGTAATGATATATAAGCTTCTCCTCCACTAGCATTTCCACCATCTAATATTAATACTGCATCTGTTGCAGTTGTACCACCTCCACCAATTGTTATATCATTAGTCGTCGTGTTACCCCCATCAGTAACCTCTTGCAAATTAAAACCGGTGCTTACTGGGTAAGTTGTTGATCCTACCCATACTTGACCATCAGCTAAATTAGGTATGTCGTTTGTTCTTAATATTGATGAAACAACCAATGAACCACTACTGGCTGAACCTACCCTTGCGACCTTTGCTATATTCTGAATATAATTCGTTGATCCTGTAGGCTTAGTCATGGTCAATCCACCACCTGCTTTTACATAAACAGTATCGTTAGATGACGTCGATGTGCCATCTATTGTATCAGTTGTAATATTTGTAAGGTATCCACCTTGAACCACAAATCCCTCTGCGTTATTTACCAGGTCTGTTAGCAGCAGACCAACAGCAGGCATTTTCGCTGCATCAGAAGCATCGGCTGCTGCAATCTGTAGCCTATCACTTGATCCTACATTACCAGTAATATATACGGGAGTACCCTTTGTTATTGTAGCACCAGATGTATTTTTTACAGGGATATGTACAGACTCTGCCACTTCATCGCCATCGGCTGCTGCCGTAATTCTACCATAGGCATCAACGGTAATATCGGCAGAGGTATAACTACCGGCTGTAACTGCTGTAGTTTCTAAGTCTATACTTACTTCTGGACCAGTTCCAACTGTTGTTGCTATTCTACCAGATGTGCCTGCGATATCAAGGGTGTCGTTATTGTTAATAGCCTGTGCAGTACCACTGTCTGCCGTCACAGTCCAAGTTGACATAAAACTGCCAGTAGCTATAGTTATTGTATTTGCATTGTTTGAGACAGTAATATTGTTTCCTCCAACAATTGATACATCGCCAGTAAATGCATTTACGGTTTCTACAATATTTGTAGGGACCGTCGGGATTGTTGGGAAGGTTTGTAGCGCCCCCGTCCCGTCGATATATTGCGATGTTGATCCAGCACCCGTTACAGTAAAAGTTCCCGACGTAGTAATAGGAGATCCTGCCACCGAAAAAGCAGTAGGCATACTCAGCCCAATACTTGTTACCGTACCAGCTCCCCCCACAGCAGTATCAACATAGGCCTTGCTCGCAGCATCGGTAGCCGCAGTAACCGTATCAATACCTTGTATTCTTCCAGTACCCGACAATGTTATATTACCAGTAGAAACAGTTAAATCTTCATTCAGGGTTATATCATTAGTACCTATAACCATCTTACTATCAAGATCTATCCTAAACTGGATATTACTATTACTTTGCTGTTGGTCAGGATCTAAATCTAATATTACATTATTGCTACCAACAAATAGCTTAAATATATTTTCTGTTGCACCAGACCCATAAATCATATTAATACGAGAAACAAATTGCTCTCCAATGAAAATTTCTCCATCAATATCAATATCCTGTAAAAACTTTATAGAAGCCATAGGCTATTTAATTAAATTTATGCAATCTTAGTAATCAACACTCTTATATCGTTGGTTGTAGGAGCTGTGTTAAAAGTTACCGTAATTGCATTTGTAGTAGTTCTAACAACCTCAGCACGAACAGTATCGTAGGAACTGTTATCATATAACTGGACTATCACATCCCGCGTTCCCAAGTTGTGAGTAACCGTATATGATGTGTTTGTCCCATCCCCTATACTTGCTGAAAATGTTATATTACTGCCAACACAAGTTTCTACCTCATCACAGAAGTTAGTTACCTGCGACGCTGCAATTTGAATATCCTGCTCAGACAATGAAGTAAGTAAACCTTTTGCTGTAACTGTAGCCGATAAAGATTTAGAAGCATCTCCATAAGTCCCTGCTGTAACGCCTGTATCTTTTAACTGAGTCCAACCCGTTCCACTTACTTGGAAGTTTGCAGAATCAAACCCCGTAATACCCTTAGTTGTAGCACCATCCGTTGCACCTGCATCCGCAATACTCTGACCTGACTGAACGATTGTGTAGTCAGACAGCGATGGAGATGAGTTTGCAGGAATGTCACTATTGGCAAATACCAAGTCTCCAACCTCCAGTGTTTCTGAAAAGAAAGAACCTCCTGTAGTTACAGCATAGAAATCCCCAGTAGTTAAAGCTACATTCGATGCACCTGTAAGTGCTGGAGTATTTGTAGAAGCATTATAGCCTCCTTGAAAAACTCCGACCCCTGCCACTAAAGACTGTACCTGCGCCAGGTTTACACCATCTGTACCTGCTGTACCTGTGGCTACATCTAATATTTTATTTCCACCAAAGTCTACATCTGCCTCTGCATCTCCCCATTGGTCTAAGTGTACATTTTGGTATAGTATCTTTTCATTTGCATTTGTGCCTGTTCCCACCAAGTAATCTGTGGTAGGGTCAATAGTAGTTACAGGTGTTAGTTCAGCTAAATCAAGACTTACTCTAACTGTATCGGCTGCACTTATATTTGTATCTATACCTGTAGACCCCACAACAAAAGCTGTGTCACCACTTGTAATTGACTGAAGTGTTCCTGTGTCTGCTCCTAAATTCCAAGATTGATAATTATCAAAAGAACCTATAGTAACTGTCTCAACATTGATTGCAGTTATGTGACCTGTAGCATCAGTAGTTACACTATCTACCTTAGTAAATGAACCACCTGACCCTAAAGTATCGGTACTTGTAGTGTCAGTTCTTGTTGTATTGTCGTGGTTTACGGTAAGGGTGTCTGTTGCTGATGCTGTGGTGGAAATCTTTGTACCTCCTGCAATATCTACTGTATCACCATCACTAATTGTTTGAGATGTTCCACCATCGCCACTTAATGTCCATGATGACATTGTACCAGGAGTTGTTCCTGAACTTGCCGCCGTCAATCTACCTTGCTGATCTACAGTAATACTGGCATAAGTATACGACCCTGGGGTTACCGCAGTGTCATCTAAGTTAATAGTAAGAGTATCAGTGGCGCTTGCTACGGTAGAAATGGCTGTTCCACCAGCAAAAGTTGCAGTATTTCCATCAGTAATTGCTTGAGATGTACCAGAATCGCCAGCTAATGTCCAAGAAGTATATGACCCAGCAGGGGTTGCCCAAACATTATCACCCCTAAGGAATGTAGTGGCACTTGGAGATCCAGTAGCCGAAAGATCTAAGGTACCCATTGTAACTGCACCCGTAGCATTGGTATTTGCGGTACCCGTTATAAATGTACCAAAAGCATTGGTGAAATCTGTAACGCCACTACCAGATACTGCTAATGTTTGCCAAGCAGATCCATCATAATACTTTAAAACATTTGAATCAGTTCTATAAATTAACTGACCTTCCCCTGTTACAGATGGGTCTGCTGCTAAATTCTGAACCTTAAAGTTTTGAATCTCTCCATTCTCTAAGGAAATATTGGATAAATACTTAATTGCCATAATTTTCTATTCATTAATTAAAGAAAGCCTTACCAGTAAATGGAGACCTAAACCTAATAGTTACTTGGTTAATGTTATTATATTCTACTTCTCCGTTAACAATTGATGATCCTGAATCAACAACAGTAACAGAAGGAAATTTATCTAAGTTATGATCTACAACCCACTCATCGGATGCTACATTTTGTGTGTAAACAAAATTTTTGTCACCCACCGCATTAGCCGCATCATACTGTAGCAAAGATACTAAATAATCTTTATCCTTAGTCAAGCCGCCACTTCCAGCTTCATAGGTAACAGTGATGTCATAAAAATTTGTTTCTGTAGCGTCTTGTGTCGAGGCCGTCCATCTATATATAGCCCACTGAGTTATATCGTCAGCTTGCGTAATCAACACATCAGAACTAACAAGTGGGTCAGAATAGAAACCAGATATATCTGTAGGTAGATCTTTATTTAAACTATATAAATCATACTTGCTAAGCATGAAAGAAGTGATGCCCGAAAAAGCTACATAGTCACTGCCATTAGGATCAAAGCTTAGCGTTCCAGAAGGCCTACTGCCTTCATAGGAGTTTACATAAGTATATCGTAATACTTGGTTTTCAAGAGACTTTACATTTATAAAATTAGCCACATCGCCAGCCGTAAAGTTCTTAGTCCTCCAATTGTTTTGAGAATCAGACCCAATCCATTTATCCCTGGATACAATATCAACGTCTATCTCATATGATGCTATCTTAGCCATGTATTACTTTTTTTTAATAGACTGACCCTTTTCATAAGACCTTCCGCCAAAATATGCAGCCACCACCGTGACTAACAATATTTGCAGTAAATCCTTCCATTGGTCATCAACGTCAAAATTTATAAACCCAGAGTCAATAAAAACTAAAAGCACCGTGCAAAATATAAGGAAAATAAGCACCAGTGGTCGTACAGATTTAGTTAACCAGTTGCCATCTGTCAAGTCAACCTTCCACCTTTCCGTTACATTTTTTTGAAACTCCTGCTCGGCATTAATAAAGATCTGCGTCATCTCCTTATTAAATGCATCCTTTTCTTCTTTAGTTCTTACAAAACGATCTACCAAATCTCCGATTGAATCTGCCATATTAGCTGCGGCACCGCCAAACAATTTTTCTAATACCTTTTTCATATCGGATCTATTTATTTTTTAGCCGTTCATTTTCTTTTTCTAAAAACTCAACCTTTACCCTTAATGCATTTACCTCTGCCGTTAAAGTTAAAACCTGGTTCCTTAACTCATCTTTGTCATCACTCGACTGTGCCAATAATGATTCAAGATTTCTAACTCTGTTTTTTAGATCGTCTCTATATTGCACACCGTCATTGTTTTCAATGTCTATCTTCTTGTTTTCACTTCGCGCCTTCAACCGCGCCTCCATATACTTCCATATTGAAGCACTGCCCAGGACTCCAATAATTGTAACTATAATTTGAATGTATTCATCCATGTCTTTCTAATTTTTCTTTGAATACACGAATAGTATTCCATGTTGCAAACAAAAGTATTATAACCCAACCCAAACGGCTACCATATAATAAATTAGCCATGAATAAGTTTATGACTGTCATCATAGCTATAAGTGTTGCAATCTGAACGGCTATCAACCGGTATTTTAAAGAACCATTCCATACTACTGACCATAACTGGAATGCTCCTGCGGCAATACCCCCAAAAATTAAAAAGACACTTGGATTATGAAATTCTTCTACAAGAGCAAGAGGAAGAACGAAAACATGGCAAAAAGCTATTAACACTTCATTAGGCTCGCTATCGCTGTACCAAAATAAATTAACAATCTTTGCCCATCCCCTTTTCTTCATAACTATACTCTATTTCATAATTACATGTATTTGTTTGCTCCCAAACAATGTCCGATAATATAGTTTTATAATATGCTTTCATATTACCAGATTGCTATACAATTATTCTGCGCAGCAGTATCAGTTCCAGTTTCAAACAATTGAACCACCTGTACTGGCAAATAATTACCTACAGGGAATCTCCAAAATGTTACAGTATCTCCTGCTACTGTTTTTACTTTTACATCTACAAAAGAATCATCAACTGTCATCGTGGCAATATTACTACCCACATACAATAAGCACCCATCAGATGAATGTGGATGTGCTGTATTAGATATATATAACCTGTAGTTATTTGGAGGTGTAGTAAAAATGTTAGCACTTAACGACAAGGTTGTTGCACTATCAACAGCAGTAACAGTTGCTACAGCACTATTAGTATCGTTATAGACAATAGATCCTACCGTTACTCCTTTATTTATGAAATCACCACCTGAATCTACGAGCTTATCTGCTGCAAGACTTGTACTTGCTCCAGTAACAGCGGTGAATTCTGGGCTGGGTATAGCTACAGTATCATCTGCCAATACTGCAATTGTTTTACCCGTATTTACTTGAATTTTATCGTATGCCATTTTTAATCGTTATTATATGGAAAAACACGATTTAACGTATCACGGCGTTTACCGCATCCGCAATCTTTTCCTGTTGCTTTACTAATTTTTTCCACTACTGTTTTTATTCCAGTTTTTGTGGTGAACTTTTCTATACTGTCACCTAAGCCTTTTGATTTTTTCTTATCCATTATATTTTATTTCATGCTGCACCCAAAGTTCTTTGCATAGTTAGCCATCTTTACCACAGACGATGAATACTTATTTTTATTTTTCATCACTGCCGATGCAGCACTGCACGCATCTTTGAATCCATTCTTCTTTGCCCAAGAGGTAAACTTACCCTGGCGAGAAGCTTTTATAGATAAATTATTTTTCCTTGCCATTACTTCTTGAATAACTTAGCTAAATGACCCTTTACACTCTTTGGATACTTCTTTTCATAACTCATAGAGTGATCGCCACCATAGGCATGACCATACATCTTCTTAGACATCGCCTTGCTCTCGTCTCTTCTCGCTTTCATAGACTGAGACTTCTTACCATTTTTTGCGCCCATAGACTCATCAAGTCGAGCATTGTAACCTTGCTTTTTCATAAATAAATTTTTTATCAAATATACTAATATTTTCCTTGCCTATTTTTAGGTGAACTCTTTGTAGAGCCACCAGGTCCTGCCCATAGTTTTTTACATGACCAATAACGAGCCGTAAGCTTAGACTTGGCCGTGCCACACTTGTGGCGTGCCTTAAATGACTTTCGAGCAGCAGAAGAATAGTTGTGACCATAACCCTTGGCTCCAAAGTGGATAAGCTTTTCCTTACCACCCTCACAGGCTTTAACCATTTTTTTCTTGCCCGCACGGTCGGATCGCATGACCCTGTTGCACTTCATATTACTTTTATCAGCCATTCTTTTTCTTTTTAGCTATAAACTTAGCTTTGGGATCCGCAGCAGTAATGCCAGGGTTGTTGTCAATACCATGAATTACACTCTGCATCCCTAACTTATTACCGCCTCGAGTTCTTTTTTTCTTATGTAACTTGCTCATCGTTTAGTATATTTTTTGGTGACCTTTGCCTTTGGAGTATTCTTAACAAACTGCCGAGACCTGCCCAGGCTTTTTTTCTTACGTGCCGTTGCTGCACGATCAGCCTTAGACATGCTCTTAGCCTTTTTCATGGGAAGACATCGGTCAGGGTTCTTTTTATCCTTGCTTGTGCCACACGCACCCAAAATAGAACCATCAGTTCCTATGCGTACCCACTTTTCTTCTCGCCATTTTTTTAGTTCCCCCATGCTACTTAAATTATTTATTGTTTTTTCGTTCCTGCTTTTTTCTTTTCCTATATGCTTTCATAGCATTCCTCTTATCTTTACCTTTCTTCCAGGAGCCAGCAGCAAAACGCTCCGCTTTTTTCTTTGACCGAAACTCATATACTTCTCCTCGCTCTAATGCTTCTTTGTAACTCTGCGGTTTTTCTTTTTCATTACCCTTGAAAGTTATAGTAGGATTAGCATGATATCTTTTTTTACCATCAATACCTACACTACCATACTCCATCAAGACCGTCTGCTTTCTTCCTGACTTATTCCTATCTAAGCTTCTTAAATGTTTTTTCCTTCCTTTCTTTATTGGGTCTTTCATTACTTCTTCTTTTTGCCTTTGGCATAATTAGGATCTTTGCAGTACTTGCTCGCCGCCATATTAGCATATGCCGATGGATAACGATCAAATGTTCTCTTAGCCCAAGCTATGCCCTCAGGACAGATCTTGTTGCCTTTTTTCTTTGTTCTACCTTTTGCCATTAATCATAAGGATTATAATATGTCTGCTTACTTTTTTTTCTGACAGCCCTAATTGCCTTACGCGCCTTAGTTCTTTTTTTCATATCAGAAATAACAGACTTTATAGTGTTAGATAGTTTCTTTTCTTTCTTTTCTGGATCTCCGTTATTCATCCTTTTTCTTTTTAGATGATTTCTTAGCCTCTTTCTTTTTAGGCTTCTCAGTTTTTACTGCTGCTCCAGCGTTTGCATTTTTTAACGCCGCTCTTTTCTTTGGATTTCTAATTGCCATAATACTTAATTTATATGTTTGCATACTCGGTTGTGGCATCGAAACTTGGGCATGCTTTCGCAGCGAAGTCTCGATGTCCATGAATTTTTGCGTTCGGATACATCTTTTTCAATACGCGCAATAATTCAATCAAGCTGTTTTTTTGCGCATCTGTCCTTGTATCCTTAGCCTCCATATCTTTATCACAACCGCCAATATAACAAACACCTATAGAATTTTTATTTTGCCCCTTGGTATGCGCCCCCTGCATGTCTAAAGGTCTGCCAAGTTCAATGATCCCATTTAGCTTTATCACATAATGGTATCCTATCATCTTCCATCCCCTTTCTTTGTGCCACTCATCAATCTTGTCTGCATCAATGTCGCGGCCTTCAGGAGTTGCGGAGCAGTGAATGATAATTTTATTTACATCGTATTGGTCCATACTAATAAGACGATTTCATTTTCTTTTCCATCCCATATCCTGGGTTGTTCTTTACCGTCCCTTTCATGGTCTTTGCAAACTCGCGAGCCTGTGCCTTACCGACTGCATTGTACGGAAATGTTTTGCTTTTCATCTTACCAGTTTGGCCACACTTATACTTTACTGTTGGCATAATGCTTTTTTTAAATTAGTCAAAAATGTTTTTCTTTGTATAAGCAAATATACATTTTTTAAATGAAATTTATTTTATGAGCGTTCCGATCAGAAATACCTCCCGCAAGCAGCCCAAGAATGATTTTATGAAATACTGGCGCGTCGTTCGCTACTGGGTATTAAGAAAGTACGAGGTCACAACAGCCGACCTGGAGATTATGCTTTTCTTGTATAGTGAACACCTATTCACCAAAACTAAGTTCGAAGAATTTAATGAGCTGATGTCGTGGGACAAGAACCGCTTCTATGATATGATAAAGGCAGGGTGGATACACCAGTGGAGAAAAAAGAAAGGAAAAGAAGCAGCCTTATATGAATTAACATATAAGGCTAAGAGAATGATAGATAATGTATATAAGAAACTAAACGGTCAAGAATTTTCTGAAACCTATGTCAATAATCCAGTGTTCAAGCACGATGTAAAGTTTCGTGACAAGGTATACCGGAATTACATGAAGAAGATAAACAAAGAGATCAGAGAACAATAACCACATCCCTTTGCTGGATGACGGTATATATCTCATTGTTGATCATCATTGAATGTCCTGAAGATCGGTCGTAGTATATGGTCACACCATCGGTGACGCCCTCTACGTCGGTGCCTACTTTAAACACCTCCGCCTTTTGGTATCTCATGTTGCTGACATCCTCAGAGGATAATACAATCCCTGACTCTGTAGTTACCTGCTCTTTCAGTTGCTTTACTAAAATATATTTACCTATCGGTTGCATTCTTTACTCTTTGATGTGTTACAATAGCGTTCGTTGACAATATGGTGGTAGCCACACTGCTGGCATTGATCAAGGCGTTCTTCGTCACTTTCAATGGGTCTATTACACCAAGGGCAAACAGGTCACCGTACTGGTCGTTCTTTACGTCGTAGCCGACATTGTCATTACCCTTCTTGTGGCCATCGATCTGCTCCAACACTTTATTGGAATCTAAGCCAGCGTTTGTAAGTATCTGTTTGAATGGCGCCCTGATGGCTCTATGCACCATCACCCATGCTGTCCTGTAGTCGTGGTCCTCGTTCTTCTTTGGCACCATACGATCGGAAGCATTGAGTAAGGCCATGCCAGCGCCAACGACGATGCCCTCTTCTAAGGCACTCTTTACTGCACATACCGAGTCATCAACGCGGTCGTATAGCTCCTTCTGCTCTACGTCTGAGTTACCACCCACGTATATACTGCCTATGGCTCCCGCCAGGCTGGCAATACGGCTGTCTATGAACTTGCGCTCTACAGGGTCTGTCGTGTTCTCCTGCTGTACACGTAGCTGAGCAATGCGCTCCTGCACCTCAGGGGATGCCTCTTCGTTTTTGATCAACACCGTAGTGTCCTTGCCAACAATGATCTTGTCCGCAAAACCCAGGTCATTGATCGTAAGCAGGCTTAGGTCATCGCCCGTCTTCTCCGAAAAGTAGGTGGCGCCAATAGTAGCCGCTATGTCCTGCATCAGCTCATGCTTCTTGTATCCAAAAGATGGAGGCGCAATGTTGCATAGCTTCAAATTGTTACGCATAACATTGGCAGCAAAAGTGTTGATCACGTTCTGGGAGCAGTCCGCAATAATAAGCAGTTGGTCATTGTTCTGAATGATGGGCTTTAGCACCGTCTCGATCTGCAAGATATTGCTGATGTCCTGGTCACATACCAACACACGTACGTTCTCCAATATACACTCGTCCTTCTTCTGGTTGTTGATGAACAGGTGAGAGGTATACCCCCTGTCTATCTTTATACCATTTGTTATCTCGGCATACGTCTCATGGTTCTGTGACTTCTCAACCGTCACCACACCATCTTTGCCTACCGTCTCATACGCATCGTATATAAGCTTACCAATAGTTGCGTCATTGTTCGCCGAGATCTTGGCCACGTTCAATAAACTTTTCTTCGTTATCTTTTTACTGTTGGCCTCCAAGTCCTTTACTATGTCAGACACTATCTCGTTTATATACCTGATAACCTGAATAGTATTGTTCTTCTCATCCAACATAGCACCAGCCTCCATAAAAGCTTCCGCCAATACAATGGCCGTAGTCGTACCATCACCAGCAGAGTTGGCAGTACGCTCAGCCGCATCCTTCATGATACGTATCGCTAAGTTCTCTACCGCGTCATCTAAATGTATAGACCGCGCAACCGTAACTCCATCTTTTGTAATTGTAACGCCCCGAAGGTGATCGGGTGACTCGATTAGTACCGTACGACCGCGTGGGCCTAATGTACTCTTTACAGATTGTGCCATCGATTTGATTCCACTCATTAGTCGAGTGCGACCGTCGGCTCCAATGTGTAGATCCTTGGGAATGTATCCGTTAGTTGACATTTAATTAGATTTATATTTGAAAACAAAGATAGTAAAAAAAAGATTCATGCGAAACTATCTACCGCTTTTGCAATTAATCTCCCTGTGTCGAATGTCAAAAAATATTCTCTGCTTACTGACTATATATATATCTCCTTTTATAAAATTATTCTCTCTTAAAAATTAGAGAAAAAATTGACATTTTCGACACAATAGTTCAAACTACTATATATAGCTTAATTCTTTACTTTTATTTTCGACACAAAAACGACACAAAAAGTGTCGATTATATATACTACAATAAAAAAGAGGATAGTATTATCTATCCTCTTCAACCTAAATAAATCAAGAACAATAAATTAATTACTTAAAACATTCCCCTAATATTCTTTTTCATCTCCGC